CTGCCGAAAGAGTAAGCATGATTGTGCTCATTTTGAATAAAGAGGCTACAATAGAATCCAATGGCATTACACTAATGTCACCAAGTGTCTTTACTACTAGCTTCATGGCAACCGCATAAGCAATCAAGGAAAGTGCCGAGCCGACACTGCCTCCACCAATCTTATTTACAGCCCACATTCCGGCAACCAATGTGCCCATCATACTGAACATAACCAGCAGATTCTTGGCAAGACTCGAAAAGTCAACATCTAAATCCTGAATCTGTTTAAATGCCAGAATCATCAAAAGCAAGCTGCCAGCCATAGCAATCATCGACGCTGCTGCCCCGGTAGTATTGCCAAGGAATCCTTTCTTTTCAAGGACACCCAGTGCACCTGTAAGTACGATCAGACCTCCGCCCAAAGCACCAAGAGCAATGGCAGAACTCTGCAACTTGTTCTGATCCAAGAACGTAAGTGCGCCAACCGCAACCGCCAAAATTGCAATGGCTGCTGCAATCTTAATGATACTTCTCGCCTGAATGTCTTTCTGGTAAGCGGTCAAAACACCCTTTACGCCACCAAGCACCCCAATCAGGCTATCTTTAATACCTTCTGTGGACTTTTTAACAGCAGTCAGGGCATCACCCAGTTTTGTCAAAGAGGCCACAACGGCAATGCCAGTAGCAGCCGTCAGGATCTTTCCAAGCGTAAACTTCTTCACACCCTGGCTGGCCAGCTGCTGGAACTGCTCAATAAACCCCTGCAATGGCGCAAACTTCTCTTTTACAGAACCAACAAATCCAGAAATGTTCTGCTTCAGCTGATCCAGTTTATCAATCACAGCACCAAGCCCGGAACCGGCTGCATCCGTAAAAGAAGTAAACAGGCTCGATACACTGCTGAAATCCAGACTGTCAAATCCCTTGAAATTTTCAAAGAATTCCTGCACTTTCGGCCCGAAATCATCCAATCGCTCCTTGCCCTTTTCCAAAAGTTCAAAGAACAACTCTTTAAATTTCTCAATGGCCGTCTGCACAGCAGGAATCCCCGTAAAAGATTTCCACCATTTTGAAACTGCAGTCGCCGATTTCGTCACAACCGATACCATCGTGGTAAAGATCGTGTTCAGAGTTCGTGCAATTTTCGTAACGATCTGGTGCTCGCTGATCCACTTCTTAATGGACTGCACCCACTTGATTACGGTATCAACCACAGTATCAATGATTTTATTCAGGGTCTCATTCTCTCTGATCCATTTACGAGTGGCCGTAAGATTCTTTCCGATAGCCTCCGTGTAATCAAGTACATTTACATGGACGTCGCCCATAACGGCGTTTAAAATTTTAAAAGCCCCATCGGCCAACTTAGAGGTAATATCAGTTACAATACCCAGTACGTCAAAGAGTCCACGAAGGGAGTTCTTCAGTTTTTCAGAGTTTTCGTTAGTCAAGACTAACTTCTGGGTAAATTTGTTGATGGCTTCCAGAATAGAATAGACCCGCTCAACGGTCGGCGTCGGAAAAGCCTCGCTCCAAGCCGATTTTACAGCTTCAATGGCCCCCATCAATCCGTGCAGCACATTTGAAAATGACTCAACAACCAGATCACGGCCGGACGGTTTGTTCAGGCTTTCTATCAGCTCATTCAGTGGCGTGCCGGTCTCTTCTGCCTGTTTGGCAAGCTCTCTCAGGGCTGCAACCTGGTCATCGGTATAACCAATGGATTTCAGCTGGGCATCGCCAAGATCTTCAATCGTGACCTCAGTCCCGGCCAGCATCTTATTAACAATACCCTGTATCGTTGCATAGTCCTGCCCGGCCTCAGCCAAAGCCGTCTTACGTGCAGCACCATTGCCGTAATTGCCCTGGATAACGTCTGCCGCCAGTTTCTTATACTCGTCCAACTTCGCAGTCAGAGTTTCAGTGCTTGTAACCGTATCATCGGTAAATTTCTTTAAAGTCTCGCTTAAGATTCCGGAGGTCAGCCAACCTTTGGATAACGACTGCTCAAAACTTGTCTCGTCGTTGATCATCTCATCAATGGCAACACCATGGGCTTTGGCCGTCTCCATCAGTGCCTGCTTCAAAGTATCGGTGGCGGTCGTAGTCTCCGCAACCGTCTTCCACTGGGCTTCTGTCAAGGCGTCGCTTTGCTTGCCCATCAACCGTTCCAGATAATCGTTGCGTTCGTTGCCGCCTTCAGCAAATACCTCATAAAGATCATTCGCTAAGTCGGTCCACAACTTAGTAGACTGTTCGGCGTCGCCAAATATCAGTTCAAAAGTCTTCATCCAGCCAGTAGAAACAGCGTCCTTTACAGAGTCGATAGCATCGTCAAAGGTACGTGCTTCCTGACCGGCTTTAAATACTTTCAAACCAAAGGCATCAACCTTATCACCCATCGCCTCAATGGCTTCCGAGGTAGTGATGATCTCACCTGCATCTGCTTTGTCCTGCACATAGGTATAGATCTGGTCAACGGCCTTGGCGTAATCATTGTAAACCTTCATCATGACATCGCTGGTAAGCCAAGCGTCATCCGTCAGATGCTCTGCAAACTGGGATTTATTAAAAGCCTTAGAGTTCGCCATCAAAGACTTATAGGTCCCATCAGCATTTTTCTTCAAGGTGCCCAATGCAACACCGGCGTCCAGGCATTTCTGTCTGAATTCATCGGTATCCATGCTTGCATTTTGAATACTCTTGTAATCCTCCTTGCGCATCACACCAGCGCCCATTGCCTGGCTCAGCTGGTACATCGCACGGCTTGCAGTAGTGGCATTCTGGCCCGATGCCGCAGCCCAAAGGGCAATACCCTCCATGGCAGTAACGGATTCTTCCAGTCCTTTGCCGGTAGCGGTGAATTTAGCAATATTCTCCTGCATATCGGTAAAGTTGTAGCTGGTTTCATCGGTGAACCAGTTCAGCTGCTCCATCTGCTTATTCACGTCTTCCAGGGCATTTCCCTGGGCAACCAGTGTTTGGGTTGCTTTGGTCTTAGCACCGTATTTATTCCAACCGGCCGAGATCTGGTCCATCGAAAGAGAGTTCACAAGGGCCTCACCGGCAGAAATAGCCTGGTTCGTAATGCGCTGTAATGCGGTAATGCCAATCACTTCCAAGGCACTGAACTTCTGCTGCACAGCATAAATGCCGCTCTGCAAGCCATCAAAGTTCATAGAGTTTGCAGCATTCGCAACACTCTGCAATCCTTTGCTGGCTCCGTCCAGCTTCAGTCCTTTTTCCAGGTCGTCAAGGCTTTTCAAAGAGGTCGAAATGCCCTTCTCAAACTGTGCATTGTCAAACTGCATCTCAACAATGCGCTGGTCAATAGACGAACTCATTCCTTTGTCACCTCTCCCCAAACCTCAGCTGCCATTTGGTCAAAAATAGGGCGGATAGCCGGGTTGATGTAATCCCTACCCTGAACATATCCGCCATTCCTTGTTCCGTGACCGTATTGCAGGATGATTGCAATATTCACGCCTTTATTTACATTACTGTTGGTCCAGGTGATCTTTACACCGTCTTTATCGCGGTTGATCCTGTAGTCCCAACTTTCAGCAGTTTTGCCGCTGTCTCTCGGGGTAGCCAGGGCCAGTGCCTCTACCCCTTTCCGGCCATACTTATCCAGGCATTTCAGGTATTCCTCTTCGGACATGCGCTTTAAAAAACGCTTTGTCTTTTTAAAGTCACCCTTATGCTTAAAAACAATGGCCATTTTGATTCTCCTTACACGTACTCAGCCTTATACAGCCCCATGTCTGTCAGCTTCAGCTCTTTTGCCAGATTGTAAAATTTCATGGCATCGCCATTACTCACAGGACCAATCGTGATCTTCTGCATTGTGCCAGTAGCAGGTTTTGCAGGCGCCGAAGGGACAACATCCGTAGGCCAGGCCTTGATGATCCGATTCAGATCCACTTCCCCATTGATACCGCTCACAATGCCCTGCTCATACTGGTGAATATGGCGCGGCAGCATAGTATCATAGTTTGTTCTGGTATCTGACAGCCAGCCGATATAGCCATTTCCATTCACAAGATTCGCATAGTCAATGTTCGAATAAGCAAAGTTCGTATAGGTATAAAGGCCAGGCAGATAACCAAGTTCACGGATTCTCTCACAGAAAGCCGTTGCAGCAGCATTTCTCAAGGTTTTCGAGATATGATCCGCGCGGCCCCTATGGCTCTTTTCGCTCGAATACTCTGCATCAAAGAAGATCGGAAGACCCTTACCGCGGCCATTCAGTACCTTAACCGCATACTCAGCCTCGGCCTTGCCTTCTGCAGCATTCAACGCCTGGCTAAAGAAATAGAACCCTGCCAGCTTATTGTTGGCCAGGGCTCCTGCAATGTTCTTCTCAAAATATTCATCCGTTACCAAGGTACCGGCATCGCCGTAGCCTCGGTAGCCAATGCGAATAAATGCCTTATAAGGGACCTTCACCCAGTTGATAGTTTTCTGGTACTTCGATACATCGATCATGATATCGTTTGCCACGGTTGTATTCTCCTCTCCATAGGTGCCCACTGCATTCGGACAACCGCAATATTCTGTCGGATCAATGCCTGTTCCCAGTGCAGTTTCGCGGCACTCAAAGTGCACATGTTCATACGGCGGGTCAGCCAATGCCGCGTTGCCGGTATTACCCATAACGGCAATTAAGTCACCAGATTCTACAATGTCCCCGGCCTTAACAAGCAGCTTTGCATTATGGCACAGGTAGATATACCTCGTCCGGCTGCCCTTCGGGGGATTCTGCACTTCCAGGCAAATATAGTAGCCCCACTCCCAGGTCCTATTGGATTTGTAAGTCACAATTCTGGCTCTCGTAACTTTAAACTTCACTTTCGTGCCGTCTTTGTAATAAGGGGCGAAATATTCCTTATCATCCAAAAGTTCCAGGTCAATACCGCCGTGCCAGGTCTTTCCTCCGCCACGGGTATAACCATATCTTGCATAATTGTAACGGACTCGCACTCGTCCGTTGGTAATACCGCCTGCAAGTCTCATTCTTATCTCTCCTTCTAAAAGGGAATCATCCTTTGGTACCGGTCTTTGCCCGGCGCTTAGCATTTAGCTCTGCATATCTATCAAAGGTAGCTTTTTTGCTCATCTTTTTCTTCGGTTCATGGCTATTATTTAAAACCCGTACCAAAGTAATCAGCCGGTTCAGATGCCAGCGCTCAAACTCAACCGGGATACCCAAATCCACCATCCAGGAATAGATCACTTCGTTAGTAATAACTTTTTTCTTTCCCGTTCGCTTCTCATCCGCGAACCAGGTGGCTGTCATAGGGTCCTCGATATATGCATCGATCTCAGCCAGCTGTTTATTGGTAATCCCGTAATAAGCCATCGGGTTTACAGCCTTGTTCACCGTCATACAGCGGATATAATCGATCTGCTGCTCTTTGGTATGAGCCTCGTCACTCAAAAAAACTTTGTGCCATTTTGATTCCCACTTAGAAAGGGAGATAAGGGAATGCTCAAGCACAAGTTTCTGCTCCGGTACCGTAATAAACTGGTTATTCGCCTCGTCGTAATACTCTCTCGGGGCTACCGTAATCTCAAGCATTCCTTATCTCTCCTCATGCCTTATGCTTTAGGCAAAACCGTTACATTGCCTGCCGGAACAACTTCGTTCTGGTCCAGATCCTTCGGCATAACCTGCTGGATGAACTTTACAGCATACTCGCTGTTGCCAAGCAGCTCCATATAAAGCTCACTGTAAGCTTCAGTCTGGCTAAAAGCCTCACTCAGCTCAGGGCTCTTGATAAAGCGCTTGCCGTCATCGCTCTTCACGCCGTAACTCTTCAGGATCAGTTCCTTAAAATATTTGGCCAGGCGTACCATGTCTTTCTCGTCAATGATCTTCTGCATCAGCTTGCTGAAGGTGCCGACCGTAGTCAGTTCCATGTCCATCAGTTCAGCCTTGGTCAGATTAAAACGGAATTCCTCGGTACGCTCCAGGCCGTCGTAATCGGTATAGGTAATGGTTTTCTTAAGCATGGTCATTTTCTCCTTTCAAAGAACGTAGTTATGCGCCGACTTCACCCAGCAGAGTCAGAACCTCAGCAGGAAGCGGCAGTTCAGGCTGGTCGCTTTCGCCGCCGTACAGCTTGGCCTCCAGCTGAGCCAGTTTGCTCTTGTCCGCAGTGCGGCTGTCGATCACGATGTGTGCAGTCGGCTTATGGCCGGCAACAGCAACCGGGTTGGTGGTGTAATCCCAGCTCATAGTCGCAGCGTCAGGGCTGTCATTGATGGTCTCATGGCTCATCTCCGAAGGGGAAGCCGTGGCACCATAAACCAGATGCAGCTTATAGCCAGCTTCATCGCTGACATCGTTGCCGATCTTGGTGCGGTAAGACAGGCCAAACATCTTGCGGCTCTGCTGGCTGGCATAAGCGCCCTTGGCGATCTGCACACGACCATCGCACTCATTCCACTCATCAGGATAAGTGTAAGCCTCGATGGTGCCACCATGGTCCTCGGCTGCACGCATGGAACCATACTTGATGTTGTCGGCGTACAGGGCGGTCTCGTCTGCGCCGGAGGGGCTCTCGGAGACAGAGGTCAGGCCATTCCATGCCACGCCGGGGGTATATTTGCTAGAGACGGTGTTATACGGGTACAGAACACCGTGGTCAACGCCAGTTTCGTAAAAGCGCTTGCCGGTATCATCCCAGGTAATAGCTGCCATTTTGATTGTCCTCCTTTAGTAATAAAGGTTTAATACATAGTGGTTTAAATTGTCAGCCGTGTAAAAACGGTCAAACAAACAAAGCGGCCACTGTGCGATAAGTTCCGGAATCTTCGTATCCGGGTTCTTATCGATCACAGTGACCTGATAGCGTTTTGTCCATCGGTACGGGGCATTGTCCGCAAATTTGGTATCGGCTGTGCCCAACTCGTAAAGGATACAGGGGTACTTCAGCTGGGTATTCACCGTAGGCTGAAAATACACCCTGCAATCCTTTCCGGTTTCCGGGCAGCCCAAAACCTCACACAAATCATGGTGGAGCTCAAGTCTCGTCCCCATTGTAAAGACCTCCCAACGTCAAGATCAGGCGTGGATACTGTACCTCGACCTCGTTGATCTTCCACTTTGCCCCATTAAATTCGGCATAACGCATCGCAAAGTAATTCTCACGGGCATACGGGTCAGATACAATGCTCAGCTGACTGCTGATGATGAGATCATCGTTCAGGTGCTCTGTACCCTGGAGTCTCCGTGTATTCCGGATAAAATCGCCATAATAAGGCCGAACTGTAATCTCCTCGGTATGTACACCGGGCGCGGTCTCAGTCAGCTTACAGTATCCAATGTTTCCGTAAAACTTAGCCATGAGAATCCCTCTTTTCGATTAGTTATACCTAACCTGCGATCAGCCGCCAAGACCGCTGGTAGCCTTAGTCTCAAAGACGATAGCCGACTTGGGCACAGTCAGGGCAGCGGAGCAGCGGGTCTCAATCAGATATTTCTCCTGGTTGTAGTCAATGTCGAAGTCCTCGAACATAGACACAGCGCCACCCTTGTCAGCGCCAACAGTGTAATCAGCCAGGTTGACCATGATGGCCTTCAGGGTAAAGGTATCCTTCTTACCACCAGCAGAAACCTCACGGGTCAGGTTCTCGAACTGAGGAATGGTAACAATCTTAGCAACACGCATAGCGGTGGCCAGCTCATCAACGCTCTTGTAGAGACGAACTCCATTCTTGTCCTTCAGCAGCAGCATCTCAGCCAGCACGTCCTCACTGGTAAACAGGGTCGGGTTGCCAGAACCCTTGTACTCCTTGCGGGCGCGGATGGTATCGTCAATCAGGTTGCTGGCGGTCTCGCCCTCGGTAGTGCCGATGGTAACTTCACGCTTCACAGTGAACAGATCATCGTCCGTCCAAATCGGGCGAATATGAGTTTCCTGAATCTTGTCATCAGCAGCGCTGGAGCGGCCATCACCAATCAGGAACGCACGGGCAAGTTCCTCGTCCAGCTTACCGCGCATCTCGCCCTTGACCCAAGCAACAACATCGAAATCCGTGATGTCAATAATATCATCGCGGTCGAACTTCTGCTTTTTATAAACAGTCTGGGGGTCGGTGGTACGCTTCAGCAGAGTAAAGACTTCCTCGATCTTCTTCTTGCCCTTGGTGTAACCTTTGGCACGGGCATCATCAGCGGTAATATCAGCAAAGCTGGTCTTTACGCGGCTGAAAGGAACATGCTTAACGCCGTTCATCACAACACTGACCCAGCTCTGATCACGATCAATAAACTTCGGGGGAGTATTCAGCTCCTTGTAGTTCGGGAACAGCTGGTCGATCTGCTTGATGCCATAATCACCCTCGGAATGCTCCAGATAATCCTCGGTAGCCTCCTTCAAAGTCAGGCGGCCCTTCTTAGCGTCGTTGATGATGGTGGTCATAGCGTCATGGGACAGAACATCCTCAGTACGCTCGGTCTCTTTGTCGAAAATATTATGCTTCACTTCAGTTTCCTCCTCAGTGTCTTCGGTTTTCTTGCCTTTATTCAGAGCCATGCTAACCATGTAGTCCACAACCTGCTTCTGTTTGTCAGACATGGAATCGTACACGTCTTTCACGGTCTCCTCATTTTCGGTTTTCTTAGTTTCTTCGGCCATCTCAGGCTCCTCCTTTTTGTCGTCGGAATGTTCAAGGGTGTCATCGAACTCACCGGAATCGTATTCCATATCACCGGCATTGTTATAGATAACGCCCTCATCAACACTGGCCTCGCCATGGGCAAGCACTTCATCGATATGGGCCTCAGGGTTAGCACCGGCCAGCACCAGGCTCAATTCTCGGATAATGCCATGGGACACATTGCCTCGGCTTTTATCGCCGGCGTATTGCAACCTATCCGCATAAATGGAAAAGGACGTAATGTCACGGTTCTTCACAAGAGCCTTCGCATTACGTCCCTGGTCAGTGTCATTAAAGGTCACATAAGCCCTCATGCCCTCGGGCTCAGCCTTCAAAAGGGCATGACCCAGAACATTCTTGGCATCGTTATGCTGGTGGTTCCATACAAGTGGCACTTCCTGGCCGTTCTGCTCTCGGAATGCACCTGGCATAATCGTTCTACCGTCGCCGCAAAGCACACCAAACTTGGTAGCCCAGCCACGGCAATCGTAATTACGCTTTGCCATTTTGATTCTCCTCCTTTGGAGCGATCGGTTTGCTGTTTGCAAGCTCTTCCTTACTCTGACTGATGTTGGGGTTCGTCAGTTCATCCGACTTCGGGTCCTCATTTGGACGATAGCCAACGATCTGGCGCAGTTCATTCGAACTCAGGATCTCATTCCGGCGGAACTTATCAGCCACGTCAGCCAACTGTGCAACCGGCACCAGCTTAAACGGATCGTTAAAGAACACGATCGACTGATGCTGGCTCCTGGCCGTCTTAGTCAGGAACTTTCGCCGCATCTCCAACACGATAGCGGATACGATCGGTTCAATCGTCCGATTATAGTAGTTCAGCATCGTCTTATCGTCAGCCGTTCCATCCATAACCGCCTGGGTAATACCCAACTGGCTCCAAAGGAGATTCTGCAAATACTCGATCTGCTTCATCAGGTTGTTATCAAGGCTTCGGTTCAGCTGGGTAATGCGCTCGGTGCCATCAGTGTAAGCAATGCCGTATTTGGACCCTGCCAGCTGATCTTCCACAAGCTTTCGCCGTTCTTCAGCCTGTTTCCTCCGGGCCTCTGTCTTAATGACATAGGGCAGCTGGATAATCAGATCAAGCTTACCGGAGCTGGTCTGCTCGTCCACAACATCCAAAAGGGCCAACTTACGGATCAGGCGCTGCATCGTCGAGTTAGGCTCATTCATTACCGCAAACAGCGGGTTCTCCACAATGCCAACAATGCTTTTGGGCAGAGTAACTTCTTCCTGCCGCCCGGTCTGGTCATTGTAAAGCCGAATCCGTACCCGATCGGGATACCATTCAATCACTTTGCCAACCCGCAAGCTCTGGATGTCATATCCATTGGTCATAAGCGGGCTGGAGGTAGTATCCACTGGAACAATCGCGATGCAGCCCTCGTCCATCAGGCTCATAACCATGTCCTGGATAAACGCACGGCCTGTCTGGTCAATGTTCGCTTCCACATTCAGGCAGTTGTTTAGCCCGCTGTCGATTTCTTTCAGGAAACGGTCATCCTCATCCATCCGGGCATGAACCATTTTGATTGCAGCGCAGTCGATACCGATTCGGTTGATAACCGAGGTCACGATCGTTCGCTCATTGCCTCTCGTAAACCGTACACGGTCAGGCCGGTAGCCATAACTAACCTCACCGCCGCGATAAACCGGAGGGTCTCGAATCAAGAACGCATTCCAGGCACGTTTTATCCTGGAGCCAAAAGAGTAATTTTCTTCCATTATTTAACCTCAATCAAACTGTTCGCGGTTGATCTTATATGCCACATAAGCATCCATCATGGCTGCTACAGCATCGATCTTTTCCTCGTAGCGTTTCTTAAATAGTTTTCGGTTGCCGTTGGTATCTTCCAACGTAATGCAGTTGCCCATGGCAAAGGTCATAAGCTCCTCATCAAACAACAGCATCCTCTCCCCTGCAAGCTTCTTCAGCTCACCCAATGGTACGGATTCCGTCTTAGCGCCCTGGATAACCTTCTCGATGCCAAAAGGCCCGTTCTCGTTTTCCCATCGGGCCACGAACTCTTTCGCATTATAGGGGTCAAAGCCAAAAGCCCGAACATCGTATTCATACTGGGCAATGTGAGCATCCAAGTCGTCGTAGACCTGCATCATATCCAAAACAGTGCCGTCCATAACCACAAGGCTGCCTTCGGCCATAAACCGGTCATACAGCTGCCGCATAGCCGCCGGGAGCTTCATCAATGTCAACGAGGTTATGTAGTTCCTCGTCTTAACACCAAAGCACCCATTGGAAAGCGGGAACAAGAAGGTAAATGCGCAGAAGTCGTCGCCCTGGCTAAGGTCTGCCCCCAAAGCACACGGCATCTTCCAGTATTCCCGGTGCCGGTGAGGCAGCGTTTCCTCGTAGGTAAAGTAGTAGGTATAACCCTCCATGGGTAAACCGAATCTCTTTGCCAAAGTATCATTGCGAACCGCCGGGTTCTGTTCAGCACGTTCTACTTCCAATTGATAAGTCTCGTAGGTAACGGTCTTACCAAGGTTCGGGTTTGCCTTCAGCCAGGTATTTGGGTCTCCTACCTCGTCTACCGAGTCCAGCTTGTACCACCAAATCGAAACATGCGGGTTGACATAATCGCCTTTCAGGATCTTCATAAGCTCCATTTTGATTGTGTCACCGCTGCCGTTTCGTACAGTACCCTCAGAGCTCGTAGCAATGATAAGATAGTCGTTGTTGTAGGCTCCACCCTGCTCCTTACTGGCCGACTGCTCAATAGCACCAATTGGATCTTCCCGGATGTCACCGGAAAGCCATTCGTCCACGGTCGCACACTTAACACGCAAGCCCTGGAGTTTGTCGATTACCATAGGTCGGATCTCCAAAAGAGACCCAGTCAGGAAATCTTCGATGCCCTTCTTGGTCGGCGTCAGCTTCACTCGGTTCATCCGGGAACCAGTTGTGTTCTGTAAAGATCCTTCGGTCAAAAACTTGAACAAAGGCCCTCTGGATCTGGTAATAGCTGTCCGGATCGGCGAAAGTGTTTCATCCGCCTGGCGCATAGTCGGTGCCGTGGCAATCTGCAAAGTGGTTGAAGTATCCACAGTCAGGAAGTAAGCCTGCATACAAGAAGCATATAACGATTTAGCAGCACCTCGTCCAACGATAAGGTACTGCTTGGTGATCAATCGCTTCTTAATTCTCTTGTTTACAAAGTGGCCGCCATGTCCATCTTCATTCGGCTCGTACACACTTCGCTCAATAAAGTAGTACCAGCCAAACACCTGTTCACCCCATAGCTTAAAGGTATCCAGCAGATGCAAATCAGAACCGTCAGTCAAGACTAACTCGTTCTCGCAAAAAGAGATCCAGCCTTCAACTTTTTTATCATCGTAATATATGCCCGGATTAGCAATCAGATCATCAATCCGGTGCATCTCCAGCTCCACTTCCCGGCTGATAGGTATTTCGCCCCGGATTACGGCCTCCCGAAACTGGCCGTAGTATCTCGGTACGGCAGTATTAGAGAGTGCCATAATGTCTCCTTATTTCTTCTTACTCTGCTCATCCATCAGCTTCATCAGCTTGTCAATGTTAGTGTACAGTTTTGTACCGCTATCTAGAACCTTGTTAGCCGTGTCAGTTGCAGCAAGGGCTTTGTCAATAAATTCTTTTCCCTTGTTCTTCTCTTTCGGGATAAGGTCTTTGATCTTCTTCTCCACAGCCAAACGGCTGTAAATCTCTGTCAGTTCCTTATCATCAAAGAGCCCAGCATTGTCGTACACTTTTTTTGCATTTCTGGATTTCCGGATTCGCTCTTTCTTTTGCTCAATGCTTTCATTGGCCGAAGTATCATCTTCCCCATCACCATACCTCTTCCGGCCAGCCGGGGTCAAAGTGCCATCTTTGTTCTGGTATCGTCTGACTCCCCACTTCATGCCGAGAATGCCATGATGATACAATTCATCATAGTCTCTATAGCACCACATTTTGATTCCTCCTCGTCAGCTGCAATCACAGGTCTCTGCTGCCACATTCAACCGCCACTCAAACTCAGAGACCAGCTTTTCCATCGAGGCAATAGCTGCGCTGCTGGTAGGCGGATCAAAGAGCAGCCGTACTTTCATGTACATGTAGGTCTTCACATCGTTCAGCCTCGGGTCATCAGGGATAAACATGTCCCATGTCTCCGATGCATCATTGATAGAAAACCCGTTCTTTGGCCCTACCCCCAGCTGGGTAAGGATCGAAAAGACGGAATTGATGTCTACAATGATGTCGGTATCAAACACGTCATAATCCTCGGCGATTCCCAGCTTCTTCTTGATGGTGTTTAGGATACTTTCCATACTCAACCTCGTTTCCAGGGGCATGTATCATTCGGTGCCCTCGTAATGGGGCCTCTCGGTAAAAGATCCGCGTCCCCATAATGTATAGCATTGTGTGTCCGTGTAATCGTGGTGATCAGATACTCAGGATTCAAAAGCAGATCGCTTCGCTTCAGGATATCCTCTTTGGAGATAGGGTTCATGTGGTGGATCAGAATTTTGGGCCGAACATACTTACCATTCTTCCAAAATCCGTTGATCTCATGCCCTTCCATTCCAAGATCACATCCGCCATCCCGTACAATCACGCGGTCTCGCAGTTGTTTCCACTCTTCGCTCTGGTAAAATATCTGGTTCAAGTAACGGTCAAACCCAAATGTGTCCGCTCCGACTTCACTATCGAGCCTAAGGTACTCATAGCGTTCCTCAAAGGTAGAATATCCGCATAGCTCTGTGTATGTCCTAAGCATCTTCTTCTCCCTGACCGCTATACCGTCTCATAGACTTAATAGCTTCCTCGTACATCTCGCCCATCTGGGCTGCAGCAGCAAGATTATTCTTCTTGGCTTCCATCAACTCAATCTGCTTCTCAAGTGCTTCCTTCTCGAGCCGTGCTTTCTGGGAGCCAAGTTTTAAAAAGTGGGTAAGCTCCTGGCTGGAAGCTGTTCCTTCAAGGATTCGCTTCTCCGCAAGATCCATAGCCAGCTCAATCAGCTGGTTTTCCCGTGCTTCCGGCGTCAGAGCCGGTCTAATCGTCCTTTTCGAGCCAGATTCATTGGTAGTCTTTGCTCTTCTCAACTGTTTCCGACTCCTTTCTTGTCAGATTCTCCGGCTTTTTGTAGTGGTATGTAGGGGTGTAGATAACCCCAGAAAGGAGAAATAAAGGAGGTTTTGACTCTAAGACAGTCATAGAAACCTACATACCACTACAAAAAGCCGGAGGAAATATAAAAGGGTCCACAAGCCGGTTTAAAGCTGTTTTCCCAAATCCTTCCCCCGGAGAAATATCAAGGAGGGCCGCGATGTAGGGAGGGGGTGTTAAAAACACGACCCCCTCCCTATGGTTAAACAATGTCTATAGTGCGGTTAAGCTGTTTGATTTACTACATTTTCTCTCTTCACATCAACAAAATCTGTTTTCTCGCCATCAAAACGAAGTTTGCAATAAACATTCATAAAGTCAGCAGAAATGATTTCATCAATTGCTTGCTCAATAGCAGCATTTTCTTCTTTCTCATCAAAAGAATCAGAATCAGCTGCAACACGAGCAAGATATGCACACGAATTGTACCCTTTTTCCGTGTCCCACAAGAACCACTTGGAGAAGTCCTGGAACGGATTGTATGGGTTATCGTAAGTAGTCAGCATGTACTGAACCATAAGACTTCACCTCCTTAAGCGTTCAAGTATTTACTCACAGTAGAAGCAGAAATGCCGAGGCTTTCGGCAATCTGTGCGTTTGTATAACCAGAAGCAGCACGAGCTTTAATCAATGCGATCTTGCCATTGCTAAGCTCGTTGTTTGCTCTAGGTGTGGCGCGTTGCCGCAAGTTATCGATGTCAGCGCTATCCAAAATCTGGGACAGCACATTGTCTGAAATAGCGCCTGCCTGAATGGCTTCCCATTCCTTATCGCTAATGGTAATGGGATGGCGCTTAGCCCCCACCTGTTGGCGTGCGGCAACTATAGCTTGCTGGGATACCTTCTTGAGCATCTTCTTATCATTGGCAAGGTCAGGATCGGCCTCGATCTTCTCCTTGATACGGGCGTTAGCGAGGACCTGTGCCTGACGTTCACGGGGTTTATTCGAGTTGGCAAGGGCCAGGGCAGACTGGAGCCGGGTAACTTCCGGCTCGTAAGCCTTCTTGGCCTCGGGGCTGTACTTCAGGGTGCCGGTGGCTTTCATCTCTTTACGAGCTTCATTTGCCAAAGACTTCAGCTTATTCGCATATTCGGCATAAGCAAGCTCGGCCTTGGTACGGCGGTAGGATACCAGGGTATAGGCATCATCGGTCTCAGCCATCTTGGTAGACTGCTGCGTGCGCATCTTCTGCTTGGTGATGACCTCGCCAGTCTTCTTATCTACACGGCTTGTCTCATAGTAGAGATCATCCGCTGTCTTGTAGGTTTTCTTACCAGTTTCCGGATCGATCACGCCGCTGCCCTGGCGCTTAGGCACAGACTGCTGGCTCTTGGCACGGGTAATCAGTGTGGCACTGCCTTCATGGTACTGGCCGTTCTCATCGTATTGACCTTGGTAAATGCGCTTGAGTTCTGAGATACCATTGTCAGATTCGCTGCGTTTCCAATCAAGCTTATGCTTCTCTGCATCAATGACGACCATGGAATGCCGAACAGCACGAGCAAGTTCCTCTGGTTTAGCGCCAGCCAACGTCATGTCCATGATCAGATTTGAGACAACGCCCATCTGTTTCTGGGTATTAGCTTTCGTCATCAATTTGACATGATTCGGATTTCCTTCCGGGATCTTATACTCTACCTTGGGGTCAAAGTCTTTCAATCCTTCCAGTGGCGGACGGGACGCAATCTTATAGTTCTTACCAAAGGGAATTACCATGACAGTATCGCCGTCAAAATCAGCACCGGAAAGCTGCTCTGCCACCTTGGAATTGATGCCAACCGCATCCTTCGGATTCGTGCCGATCACACGCTTGCCTTCGGCGTTCTTGTTGTTCACCTTCAGCACAGGAATCTCAAACAGACCACCATGTGGATACCGTACCAAGGCAACAGTCTCACCATCGTTGTAGTTAGGCGCATAAATCTCCTTCTCGCTCACAGAATTGAGTGGAAGAATAACCTGATACTTCTGGCGAGGCAGTGCAGCTGCCTGCAAGGTAACAGCATTCTTATCACAGCCATCAGCAAAGTCTTCCAGCAGCTTGCGCTTCACGGTCGGATTGGTCAGAGATTTGATCTCATCGAATTCCAACTGCTTATCTTCCATGGAGATGCCGAGCTGACGCTTGATCAAAGCAATCGGCTGCTTAGCAAGGAACTGAGACGGAAGCTTGTCGGCCCATTCGCCCCAATCTCCTTCCACGGCACGCCAATTGATCTTGCTCAAATGCTCTTTGCCATCGTCGCCAATGTAATAGCTTTGACCGCCCTTCTCCTTGATGAGCGAACCAAACGGATTATCCCGATCGATCTCACCATCTTTGGTGGTCTTGACCGGTTTCAAGACCTTTTCCATCGGTGTGCCCTGGCTCTTGTTCGTATTGAACCGAACATCCACACCATCCGGCAGATCATCCGCATACACAGCCATGCCCTTCAGGTAATGAGTTCCATCAACCAAGATGCGAGCCTGACCATAGTGAAGATTGCCCATATCCAGATCTTTCACACCGCGCCGAATCTCGATGACTCCGTCTTTCTGGATACCGCCATCTTCGGCATAGTTGATCATCAACCGCTTGGAATCAAGGCTTGACGGGAACTCAAACGGCTTATGAAAAGTCTCACCGTCGTCATAGGAAATAGCATAGTCACCAACTGAATGGATCTTAGAGGCATCGTAGATCTCGCTGTACTGGGTACCGGGAGGCGTCAACACTTTCAAAGTCGTCTTCTGTGCAGGATTGGTAGCCTGCGGAATACGGCGGTTAAAGGTGTCGTAACCTTCCATCTCCAAAATATAAAGAGCCTGGTCGAACTTAGTCCGGGAAACCCCGAGCTCACGTTCTGCACCAGGCCCCACATCCAGGAAACCTTTCTCTTTGACCAGTTCGCGCAGCTTATCAGCCGTAGCCGTACTCTGCCGCATACGGGTCTCTGCATTCTCATTCAGCAAAGAACGTACCGAAGAATCATTATCAAAGCCCATAATTTCAGCAATTTCATTCAGACTCTTCCCTTCTTTGCGCAAGGATTTTGCCTGGTCCACCATCTGCATACGCTTCTGGCTTTTGGCATAGGAGAGCTGAACACGGAGTTTGGTGGTCGTAGTGCCCATCTTCTCCGCGATCTCTTTCTCTGTAAGTCCTTGGCCCGCATACTCATTGTACCGGCTCAGAAACGTATCTGTGCGCTGCTTCGGGTTCTCGCCGGACCCCCAGGGGTATCGGCCAGAGCCACGGCCAGGAGCGCCATCCATGACGCTGACGCCATAGTGGATCATTACATCTTCGATCGGCGGTTTATCCTGGTACATAGCTCAACTCTCCATTTCTTTGACTTGTTCAATGACTTTATCGGCCTCGACGATCTTCTTGGTGATCGCCAGAATATCATTGGGATCTGGCTTCTCCACGAGAATATCATCGCTTTGATAGATGCGAAGCTCTGTGTCAATATCAGACGGCTTGATACCGTACTCAAGACAGAACAGCGCTGCATAGATCATCAGCTGTTCAATATGTGCCGGAACCTTGCCAGTCTTCAAATCATGGATGCGCAGCAAATCGCCACGCAGGTCAATTGCATCGGCAGTGCCAAAGCAGTTCGGAGAGTAATATAAAACCTGCTCAGGTCTAAGCTTAAAACCGATCGCGTCATTGACATACATATTCAACGTTTTGTGAGACTTCGGAAGCCTCTGCCCGAGATCGATGGATTCCGCTGCATACTCGTGCAGTCTGGTCCCCATCGCCACGGCAAGAAAGTTGCGGTAGGCTTCCGCAATCTTGTTGGGGTCGTAGTTCAGCCAGTGATACTTACTGGCACCCAGAAAGGCATGCTGCCCTCTAAGTTTCGAATGATCGTTGAAGTTCATTCAGAACATCCTCCTTGTTCTCAGGATAAACAAAACGAGCGAACGACATCTCTGCCATTCGCTCAACGTAGTAATCCTGATTTGGCTGGTGGTCCGCATTTTCCGCCTTTTTGCATTCAAGAGCTGCCCAGTGGTCTTTGTACAAAACCATCAAATCCGGGATGCCCTGAATATAATTGGCATCATTTTTCAGCACCATACAGCCAGGGAAGCGTTTCTTCAGATCATCAATGAGACCCTTCTGAAATTTGCTTTCTTTTGCCATAAGGCCTTCTCCTTTGCAAAACAAAAGACAATATGCCTTGAAAACTGCCAAAAACAGTTAAAAACGGGACATATTATCTCTCTCATAATACACCATGTTTTTTTCGCGAACCCCAGGCCGAAATCAGGGCAAAACAAAAGGCCCATGCACTTTAGCACAGGCCATAAGGGAAAATATCAATATTCAGCGGCGATCATCAATCGTAAGTGGATGCCTCCGTCGGATAGCTGCCAAACAGTTCTGCATCCTCGGCAGTAATACTGTAACCGCATTCAGGGCATTCAAACCATTTTCCGTCATCGCGCTTCTCGCACTGCACATGACAATGCGGGCACCACTGTTCGCCGGTCGGCAGGAAGTCAGCCATGTGAACTTTGCTCACTTCCACTTTACCATCCGGCCCATCGAAGACATGGACCTCATTACCATGTTCTGTGTAGACATCTACTTCCGTAACTTCTGATTTCCGTTTCTTATTGAACAATCCCATTGCTTAACCTCCTTGTGTAGTTTCCTCGGACATTTTCAGTATAATCAAAATATCAGTCCACCGCAACAAGGAAATTGTAAACTTTTTACTTCACATAACGCAGATCCTCCACACTGCAGTTCATTGCCTTTGCCATTTTATCGATCTGGTAAAAACTCGGAAAATGCTTGCCGTAAAGATAATCCGAGATACGGGCCTGAGGAATGCCGGTCTTCTTGCTTAGCTCCTCTTGTGTCAATCCGCTGTGCTCAAGAGCTCTACGAAGCAGCACTCCAAATATCCGTGCAAAACTTTCTTTGTCCAAATCTTGATCACTCTTCGGAATTGGAATCAAGACGTTGTTTGTGATATTATAGAAATAATCGTACTTGGTGTTCGTTTCCAGCAAGAGCATAAGCTGAACATACTCTCTGGCGTGTACAACTTCCCCAAGCAAATCAGGAAAATATAAATAAACCTGATGCATATACTCGTCCATCAAATTAGATCCTCGGCTCACTGGTCTATCTCCTTTCAAAACTTTTGTAGCACATGTAGCACAATTTTTTGAAAAAATTTTGGATTTTTAATTATATATTACTATTTATGCTATATTTAGCATAATTTCATATATATAAATAAAATAGGGTAATTTTTGCAATTTTTTTGTGCTACATTCGATTTTTGTGCTACAAAATGCCTGTTTTTATGACAAATATGTCATAATTTGAGGACTTTTCATGATTTTCCTATCAAACGGCCTCCTTTTGCAGTCTCAAAAATTTTGTGCTACATTTTGCCCTATTTTTGTAGCACATTTTTATTTTTTGTGCTACACGCCATTTTTGTGCTACAAAAGGCCTCATTTTGTGCTACATTTTTCAGTCCGGATGCTTCATTTTTTCGACTTTATAAGCCAATTCTATCGTGTCTCGAATGACCTCAGAAGTCGATTTTTTGCTCCAGAATGCCACCGTTTTGAGTTTCCGAAGGTCCTCTTTTCCGATCCTCAGCGAGAGATGCACGTCTTTCGTGGCCTTATTCTGCCTGATTTCCACCTTCTTTCACCTCCTCAAACAGCGCTTTTTCCCCGGTCCAACCGCAGTCTTCACAGTAGAAAACCTCTTCGCGCTTGCCTGGCTCACCACCTACAATTGTGCAATGACCTAATTTGTATTCGTCTTTGAACTTCCAATCCAAATCAACATTAAGAATCCGCTTGCATTTCGGGCAGCGGAAGTAATCCTTTTGATTGGGGTTCGCAGCCATATAGAGCTCAATATAGCGTTTCTTTTTGCGGCTGTAACCCGAAATCAGTTCATGAACACTTTCCGCAGTTCCTTTTGGCCCTTCCCAATATGGATCACTTACCGCTCTCTTACAGTCCTCATATTTAAGATCCTCAAGGCAATCGAGAACCATATCAAGATCCCTCTTATCAAACTTTAAATCAATCATACTCAGCCCTCCTTAGGCATACTTTTCTCCGTCGTTTACCCAGCCACAAAACACACATTTACGGCACAAATACCATCCGTGTTTTGCATCACCCTTGATTTCGGTTACGACTTTCTGCCCACAAATAGGGCATTTCGTCTCCGCCTCATCAACAATCTTCTTGACTTCCTCATCCAAAGGCATAAATATCATTCTCCTTTCACAGTATATAAGAGAATTCCGGCATCATTAAAGCTCGTCGATCTGCTTTGTATTATCCACTTAACAATCAGTCGATTGAGGTCCGTGAAAGGAATTTTATCATCTCCACCCGTCTGAATCCAATTAGTGTATGCCTCAAATCTAAGTTGCTTTCCATCTTCATCAAATATCGGCTTCGCAAGTTTAACCCAATTCACTCCAGGAAGACCCATCTCCATAAATTCACGTACAGTCATTACTTTTCCTCCTTCCAAAAACCTTTGAGCCTCTGATGATACTTTTTGGCACAATCCGGGCACAGGGTTTTCCCTTCCCAGATCTCCCAGCCTTCGAGTTTTTCAAATTTACCAAAAGGATCAATCCACCCCGACCGATCAATTCCACCGACATATCCGGCAAATCCAGTATTCTCACATCGGTCGCAAATATAAAGTTTTCCGATTTTAGTCATTCGAGTCCCCTTTCATAAGATCACGGCATTCTTCTGGTGAAATAGTATAGACGTTTCCGCAATCCACCAATTTCTCGACGGTCTCGCTGTCAATGTCAGTCTCCTTCCCAGTAATAATCTCGCTCATCGGCAGCCCTTTAATCCACTCGCAAAACGTCCGCCACTCATCCAGCTTATGCTCTTTCCGCTGATGGTAGAGATTGGCAAGCACCTCATAATTCACGAGTAACGTCCGCTTCTGATTGTAAGACGACGGCAACAGCTGGATCATCTGCCACCAATACTTCTTGTCTTTGGTGTCAAGATACAGGCGACGGAACAGATTGAGGTTTGCTACCGTGGCTTCCATCATGTCCTTGGCTGAATATACGCGAGTAGGAATAGGCTCGTCCGAAATCAAATGCTCACACGAAAAATCCTCCAGCTCAAATTCCTTATCTGCAATCGTGTGCATGGTGGAGCAGCTATTCCCAACAGTACCAACCTTGTAGGTATCCATCTCCTTCCACCAGTACAGCGGCCCCATCCATAGTCACTGTAATAAACCGACGATACTTCGCATGACTCGGCCCAGCCTTAGCGAGTTTCTTCATAAGTTTCTGATCATTAGGGCCAATTTCAAAACAGGAACCATCAGGATTACTTAGTACAATTGTTTTGTCATAGAGACCATCATCACAGAATCCAGGGTTCGTGTCATTATCTCTACAAAAATAGCACGCAGCACTGTCACTCTTATCCCAGCTGTTAAACGAGTTCCGAGCCCCACGAATGGCCGCCTCCCAGCCATGAATATCAGTCTTTTCAATTTTAATCATAATACCTTTTCTACTCCTTTCACTAACTCAGTTCCACGACCATTAGGTCTAGGTCTCCAGATATATTTGGCCAGAACATATTTGGCATTGTTAAGATACAAAATATCATAAGCACTATCTGTATCATTAGCAGGCCTGATGAGGCCGCCATCAATCTTGTAAATTGAAATGGTCGGCATACATCCATATTGTGAATTCTTATTGAGGTCTTCGATAATCTGCTTAAAACGAGGGAATTCTTCATCTGAAATAATCGCCAAGCCATGAGTTTCGTCATCGCAACCCATATTTACAATATAGTACAAATTATCCATTGTCATCCTCCCCGCCATAAATATCAGTCTTTTCAATTTTCAGCATCGTCGTTCTCCTTATCGTAATCTTCAAAATCATAATGGTGAGGGTCGCAAGGAAGCTCTCCAATCTTCACCATAAGATCCATGAGAAATGCAATGCCGATAAATACAATTATCCAGCCAACAGTCATTCTGTTTTCTCCTTTCTCTTTCTCTCATCCTCATTCATCCAGTGAAGCTCATGATTTTCCTCATCAACAAACTGAATTGCCCCAGGATGCACGAGCCTCATTCCACTTTCAGTCTCAACTACCCCGCGAACACAAGAATACTGTCCTCCTCTATGCCCACCCATAGTAGCGGTAGGAGGCAAAGGTTCCATATAATGTTCCCAGCAATGGAAATATCCATACTCACCATTTACTTTGCAAAGCCGTCTCTCAGGCCTGATCGTGAAATTAGGTGTTGCCATTGTTTTTCTCCTTATCTTGAATCTTAGCCGCTTCCTCGGTTACATGGCAAGGGCATAATTTACCTAGACACTCGTCATCTTTTCCCTTGATGAATTCTTTTTTATAGAAATCACTAATCGCATTTGCGCAAGCAGAATCGACTTCTGTGAGTTTCTCTCCGGTGTAAAGCCAGGGGCATAGCTCTCTCATAAACTTGTCATAGTCTTGACTAATCTTTGCTAGTTCTTCTTTTAGCTTTTCTTCAACAATTCTCTGGTGCTGCTCAATGTTGGATTTTTCTTTGATAACACGTTTAATTTTGCTGTTTGTTCCAAACATTTTCTTCGTGTAAGCAGCACAGAAAGCGGCTTCCGGATCGAAATTTGTTTCATCTTTGCTCATGGATACGATGGTTTTTGTCCCATCAGTCCACAGCACAATCGTCTTCGGACCGTTAAAGATAATCTTCTTAACATCGACATTTTTCATTTCATCAGTACCTCCAATGAGTTTGTTGAGCAGTTCTTTAGTATACTCTACTGTATCCTCTGCTTGTTCATCTTGAAGCTTCTTTAAACCTTGATACAATGTTTTGCAACTCCTAAGCCCCATTGCAATTTCAGTTTTTTCAGGAAATCTGTGTGTAAGGCTTCTAGCATCTACCCAAAGATCAAAGTCTTTTACATCTCGGCCAACGTCAAACACAGTTGGATCAAGTCTGACATTATAGTAACACACATCATTTGGACCTGTATGTGATATGCCAATGATAGTTCCAGTGCGTCCACAATGAATATTACGAACATTATTGATCTTTACTAGATCACCGAGTTCAAATACCTCATACACATTACCAAATTCCATCACTTATCCTCCTTAAAGTTCACAGGTTTGTGGCTGTCCATGTTATACGGTTCCGACAGGCATTCATTGCACGGGTTTTTGTACGGCTCCAATTCGTAATACTTGCACTGCTTGCAGTAAATATCATAAAAGACTTCCTTAGTACGAGTTTCCATTTAAACTTCCTCCATTTCGTAGTCTCTTCCAAGTTTTTTTAGCATTTCTTCTGCTCTGGCTTTAGAAAAAACAATCGAAAATGTTCTATCAGGCGTCAATTCTATAATAGATGAACCAGGTGTATAGCGGTATACGTATCTTCCGTCATAGCATTTAAGTACATACTTCTTCGGCTCAGGCGCTCCACTGTTCATAATAACAAGTTTTCCATTGGTCACTTCCTCTGGAACATTCACAACTTTGACATACTTGGGTAGTAAAATCACACCCTGCTCCTTTTGCTCGAGGATTGTATCATAGAGTTCATTCATTTCATAGTTCTTGAGCACCACATCACACTGCAAAATCAGCACATTGCTCTCACTCATACGGCATTTTCCTCCTTTACTGCCGCCAAAAGCAGCCCATCACAAATATCATTGTTCTCATCTCGGTAAACAACCACCGGTCGGACTCCATCACCATCACAGGCGGCATTAAAACTAAAATGCTCATTCATGCACCGGGCCCGCCAATACTGCTGCATCTTTCGGGCCATTCGCTCATTGTCTTTCGCACGAATTGCTTCACCTTCCCAGTGCCGCGCCTGGTTTTCCCATGTAGCAGCTTCCCGGCGAGCAGCTTCGATTTCCTTCGCATCATCTTTCATGACGGTAAAATATAACGCAGTAGCGCTAAAAATAGTCCCAATAATGATACCGCCAACAAATGCAAAAACGCCCATTTTACTTAACCTCCATTTTTCCGTATGGGTACGAATCACTAAGTACCCAGCAATCTTCATTTCTAATTTTGTGGATCTCCTGATTTGTGCACGTGCAAAACCATCCGTATTCGTAGTATCGTTTAGAATTGTTCCAAGTCTTGCGCCTTTTCAGAAACAGACAATCCATACACCGTCTTTCCTGATGATCATGAGCCTTGTATCCCATCACGTAGCCTCACTCGATAAAGTCATCGTAAATGCTAAGAAATGGGAGACTATGATCGCCATTCGGTCCATAAATAATGATCGGAGAACCGATGCTTTTCACAAGTTCAATCAAATCATCAAGGCTATTTAACTTTACGCCGTAGCCTCCATTTGTAAGCTTTCGTGCTTCCTCGCAGGGCTTTCTAACTTCTGGCCCAAAAGACGCACGGTCAATTAAGAATTTCATCTGAATTTCTCCTTTCAGAAATCACCATAGTGACGTTTGAAATCTCGATTTGCATTAAAATCCCGCTTCTCTTCATAGGCCTTGGCAATCCGCAGGTCAATGAAGGATTTAGAAGTGAGATGGTAGTAATAAAGATCCTTATAAGGTGTATTCAGTCGGTCAATTCGCCCTTCTGACTGTTTTGAGATTTTGTATGAGTAGTTTCGGGAGTAGAACAGAATCGTGTCAGTAGTAATGCAGTTCCATCCTTCCGCCCCGGCAGTGTATTGCACGAGATATACCCACGACTCTCCTTCCGGAACGGGTTGATGGGTATGGCCATTCCACTCTGCAACGGAAACACCTTCACCAAAATTCATCCCCTTCAAAATATAAAGCTCGTAGTCGAAGTTATAGAAGATGATCAATCTCGGATGATCCTCAAACACTTCCAGAACCAGTGTCTGCCTGGAAATATCAGAGTTCGCAATCTTCCTGGCACAGTAATAAAGCTCTGAAGCATTCTCAATCGGTTCGTTCTTCCACGGATTCCAACGGGTTCTGAAAAGCTGCTTCGTCCCTTCTCGGTCAAACTCTGCCATCAGATACTCGTGATGCTGAACGGTATCTCGCTTGAAATCCATCGGCACCAAAATATCATTGCGCAGTCTGCATAGGTGCCCTGTATCCACGAACCGTTCGATTTTTGGAAACGACTTGCAATACTGTGAATAAACAGCGTGCCTACGTAAAAATTCTGTCTTGTTTTTGTAGAACCCATTTGCCACAAAGACCGGAATATAATCACTCCAGGTATCTCCGGGGGTAGCCGACAGCAAAATCCACTCGTTCTTACGAGTAATTTTGTAAAACGCCTTCACCCAGCTGCCAGACCCTACTACCCGCTGTTCATCAAATATAAAGAACGCACCGTACACTCCAACATATTTTTTGATGTTGTTCCACGAGTCCACCACAACGTTGTGCCTGTAAATATCACAATCCTTATGCGTGGACATAAGAAACGGCCCAAGCTCTTTCTCCCATTCGAGAGTATCGCGCTTTCGGGCCGTTGTGATAATATAAAGATCCTTCGGCGGGTCATCCATAGGTACATAATCTCCGCCTTTTAAGCTTTCAATATCGCCTCCGTTTCGTAGATAGTAGTATCCAAGAGAAGTAATCGACTTCCCACTTCCAACATCTCCGCAAAGAATGCAGCCCCGCTTCATCTTTTTAATAGCTTCAATCTGGAAGTCATAGAGTTTCATCATGTTATCACCTTAATAGGATATCAACCAAATAGCCAAGAGAATAATCCCAGTTAAAGCTACTGTGCTACCCAGAACCAGCACCCCAGGCCATCCGTATGTCAATACCACGGCTACAGCAAGTGCAATAAACGGTGTTAGCAGCAGAATCCAGCCTAAAATATGAAAGAATGTTCTCATACAATCACCTCAGTAAAACTGTAATAAAATAGTACGGAAACACAATGATTCCAACAAAGGCAGCAAACAAAAGCCATGCCAACAGAATAATACACAGTGTCGCGGCCAAAGATTCAAGCATGCTATCTGTTTCTCCATAAATCTCCACGAATATTGCTGGGATCAAGAGTCCGCTGGCTATAAGCCCAATTATAAAAAGCACCATAATTATCGAAGTCATAATTTTTCTTTACCTTTTAAATATAAAAACATTATAACCGCACCATCGAGCATGTGGCCGAGGTAATCCCAATGTCCAGTGATCTCTGCTGCAAATATAAGCACCATAACGCCCAGAAGGTACAGACAATCTCGTAAACTCATAATCCACCTCTTAATAAGAATGCCCAGAGAAATAACGTCCCAATTACAGCCAAGGTACCACCCAGGGCAAAAAGGGTTACTTTCCAGTCCACAATAAACTCAAAAATCAAGAGTCCAATAAATGGCAGAAGCACCAAAATCCATCTAAAAATCTGTATCCAAGTCATAAGCTCATCATCTCCTCGATCAAAAAGATCGCAAACAGCAAAAGCAAAATGCCGCAGCCAATCCCAATAATCGCAGCTGCCACTTTAATGATAATGGCAATCCCCAAGCTGATAATGCTCAAGGCACTCGACGCCAGCAGTACAGCGCCCCCGATAAAGGCAATGATTCCAATAAAAGCTAACATAATTAGTTCCTCCAAAATATCAATACTCGTCCGGCAGCAAAATCGTAGTAGAACTTCGATCTGCCTCCGTAATGATCCAAATCGTGTCATCGGGATGGTCCTTGCGCTTATAGACACTCATCAGCCGCAGCCCATCCACAAGTGCTTCGTCGTTTGCGGCCTTATCCTCATCGCACGTATTACCCCAGTCACCGTTGATATGCCGGTTCAAAGAGACAATCATAAACTGTTCAAATCCAGGATTCTCAAGCTTTGCATTCACACCAGGAGTAGAATAAACGCCTCCAGTTTCAAACTTCCTCATTTGAGTCTCCTTTCTCCCAAGTGATTTCGTTCATAGTGCCAAGTCGAATAGAAATATCAGTGATAGGGATACCTTTCCCGTTCGCGATATATAGAACTGTATCCCATTCTTCGCCAGAAAATTCTTCAGCCACAGTGTAAGCGACAATCGGCCGATCCTGGTAAATAAAGAATTTCCAAAGTTCCTGCTCAGGCTCCATCAGCCGAAGAATGCTGTGCTCATCGACCCAAACTGAATTGTCGGTATGGTCAATGTTGATTTTATAGAAAAGGTCGTTGTTACTAGTGAATTGAATATCAGAGATCCGTCCACTTTTCATACAAAATGGCGACACCCGATCTATAATAGCAACCCGGTCACCTTTCATAAATGCAGCCATCATTTCTCTCCTTTCATCGGGGCCGTACCGTAAGCACGCCGTTTGACCCTCTCAAATCAGGCACCCCAAAATATCAATCAGAACGGGCAACCATCGGGGTTGTCGATTTCAGTCTCCACATAGTCTGTATACTTATCGGCAAACGGATCATCCTCGATTTTCGCATACATCGAGTCAAGGTAAGCCGAGATGCCCCTCTTACCATTGACCTCCCACATATACGGGCTGATGACAACACCACACTCTTCGATCTTAGCAAAGTCCAGGCTGGAGATCGTGTTTTCGTTGAGGAAGACCTGCTTATGATTAGACAGCAGACGAACCTTCGGAGCACGAACTTTGAAGCTGACCTTCACCTTAATATAATGGGTAGGCTCCTCATCTGGATCTTTGGAGATCAGAGGACGCACATTCCAGCCAGCATTGGCCAGATCTTTAGCGGCATTTGGATCGTCGATAATCACAGCAAAATTGCGGTCGCCCTCACGATTGTAGTTATCGCCCTTTCCCGAGAAATTCTTGAAGATCAGACGTGCATTGTCGATCACCAGTTTATTCATACGTTCAGCCATTACAGTTTTCTCCTTTTCAAATATCATTGTCGCAGTCACCAGCAGGCTCTTTTACCGAGGGCCATTCCTCCGGCACAATTCTGCGACGAAACTCGTTTTTGTTGATAGGGCTTGACCCCAGGTTGTTTTTAAAGATCTTTGCCAAGGCATTCCATTTGTCGTTTTGCTCACCCAGAATCGTCACAAGCTGCCAGTTCGACTTGATTTTTCTCAGGTCGATCAGCTCATTCGTCTCCTTGACAAACTCCTTACGAATCAGCGCCCCAACTTCCCTGTCCGTAAAGCCGTAATACTCTCGGTGCTTGTAAGTGTCGAGGTACTTCTTAAAATAGTCTTTTGCTTTCAGAAAATATCACTCCTTTAGTTAGGCGTCCGCCTGGTTTGAACAAAGCTCTTTGCAAGCTCTTGGATCAAAGAATGCGTAAGTGCTTTTTCAAGGTCATTAGCCGGATTATCCGCCCATGCAAATTTAATATGAAGAAGCTCATGAACTAACACTACTTCATAGTCAAAAGGCGCAAGTGTATCCGTGGCTCCAATATCCAGCTCGTCCATAATTTGTATCATGGCCGATTGAATTTCACGATTATAGGTACATGTCCCATAAGTATCTTCGAGTACCATGTTGGATTTCCGTACTGCCCAATCAAAAACAATATTCCAATTTTCAATCCCAAGAATACGGAGCCAATAGTTAAAAAGATCTTCTGCTTTTTCTTTAGTCAAAATACCACTCCATTCAAAATGAAAAGGCTAAGACCCCATGTTCCCACAGGGCCGTAGCCTTTGAGTTTAATCCTTAATTCTGATTCTCGTACTTTTTCCGATTTCCTCAAGGTCTTCCTCAGTCATTCCGCCAACGACGTAAAATCCGAAGTGCACAATGTTGTATCCCAGCTTCTCAGACCATCGCAAGTTTTCATATTTATCCTCGCGACCTTCGTCGAATGCTGGCTGCCACATATGTGCCCCCGGAAGTGCAATCGCGCATCCAATGACCCTACGGATTCTTTGAATAATAGTCATAATACAAACCTCCAAATAAATTTAGAATTTTCTCCATATGAGGGCCTGTAAAATTCGCGTCAGAACGGTACATCGTCATAAATCGGAGCTCCATGCTCATCATAGCTGCACCCAATGTACGGCTCATCCGAGACAAACCACTCGAAGTCACCAAACTCGGAAATATCATGCACCGCCGTATCGCACATCTTCTGATAATACGATTTATCGATGCAATCCTCTTTGTGGAGAGCCTTGACCATCTCTGCTTCCATCCAGCGATAGCCTTTAGAGCCTGTAGCAGCTGAGTATTTTTTCCCGCCGGTCTTCTTATCGTCAGACTCACGTACCAGAATACCGCCACCACAGCCGGGCTTCACAGGACAGAACAAGCCAACCTTACCCACGAATTTGTAGTCGTGCTGATCCTCCGGCATTTCTTCGTTCATATCCAAATATAAAGCCGAAGTTACCTGCTTAGTCTCGCACATGTCCTCAAACTCGATAGGCTCTTTGCTGAATAAGCTCTTGAACACATAAGGGATCTGGAACTGTGTACCAGTAGCCGTCCATTCATTGGCATGTTTTCCGCCCTTGTTGATGATACCCTGCTCATTGTATTTGGCAATGTACACGGCATCGTTTACAAGACAGATACGGTCGTAAGTGGCCTCATGCTCAAAGACGTACCCATATTCCCGGCCATACTTGTCGATGAAGTCGAGAATATCATCCGTGACGTCGGGCACTTTGATGGAATCTGTCTTGATGTGTGCCACGATAAAGCCTTTCTTCTGCACTTCTCGTTTCAGCGTTTCCATAAAGAGGGCTCCACGCTTCGCAACAATATTGTCGTTATTACGCGGATCTCTGAAGGCGTTACTGAATTTGGCCGAGGTCAGCCCATACACCGAGTTGATTGCAATTTTCAGTGCAAACGCCAGATCGTCCCAATCGTACTCAGCCTTGCCAGCAGCAATCGCTTCAGCAAACGGCACCAATTTGCCGTCCAGAATGCCCCTCAGAGCCTCTACATCGTGATGTTTGATGTCCACACGAGCAGTCTTCAGGTCGGCGAAATTCTTCGTATAAGGGCCAAAATGCCGCTCCGCAATGAGGCTGGAAGGGTGCATCGAAGCAATATCATCCAATCCCACCTTGCCATACATGCCAGGCTCCGAATAGACGTAACCACCTTCACCGACTTCTTCGATAAGAATGATGTGATTCGATGGATCACTCGGCTGGCTTTTGTCAAGTTCTTTCTGCCGATCCAAAAGCTCGTACAAATACTCAGGATTTGTTCGGCACCGGTCGGCATCCAAAATATCAGTGCACCAGTACGATTTTGCCCCAGTCCAGACATAATTCGGAAAGAACGGCAGAATACTCCAGCCAATCGGCAATTCCTCGCCAGGCACATAGCTTCGATACTGCGGCTCGCCCTTTTCATTCCAGACACGGAAATCATAATCATCGCCAAGTTTCTCACGCAGCTCTTCATATTTAACATAAGGCACCGGTTTCCACAGCTCGCGATAATTGAACTGCCACTGCGGATTTTTCTCTCCACCAAATATAATTCTGGTGGTGTGCTGGTTGGTCGTATCATTGACCGTCAGGCCCGACAAACTCGCCAGGATCTGCCGTGCCACCCAGTCAGCTTTACGAGCATTAAAGACAGCCTCTGTTGCAATAACATCGTTGTCGCAATACTCAGCCACCTTGCCCCAAAGTTCTTCCGGTACCGGCTTATCCCAAGGCAGGCCCAATTCCTGGTGATGGATGCCCAACTCGATCTCAAATTTTTTGAGACTCTGCTTTTTATTCGAGAAGTCGTAAATATCAGTGTAGGAGATATTGTACGCCTCCCCAAAGAAGGCATTCTTATCACCGGCAATGATACGTTGCGAGAGATCGTACAGTTGCTCGTTAGAATATCCAAGCATTCGGGCATAGATCATGTGATTATCGTACTTGCGGCAGTTAAAGCCAATCAGACGATACTTCATCAAATTTTCCATGTCCTGTGCAGTAGGGTTCACCATGCGGCCAACGGTCTTTCCCTCGCCTGCAACCTTCCAGTTGACTAAGAAGAGATTCGGGAACACCTCGCAGTCATAGAATGCGATAGGTGCCTCGTCATTGACAACCGGAGCAGAAGCCTCATCGCTACAGAAGTGCAGTTTGGGCACAAGGTTCATGCAATACTCTGACTGGTGCGTCGAGTTCATGGCAAACACCAAAATATCATTGTACATGTCCCGCACATCATACTTAACGCCTGCACTGTAGGCATCGTCCAGCGTCTTCTTGATGAAATCCATCGAGCAGCGCGTATTGTCGTGATACTCTTTATTTAAATTCCTGCGAATGATCGTTCGAATGGCTTTCTCATTTTTCACAGCTTCAAAATTAACCACTTTGCTTTCTCCTTTCAAGGGTAGTCCCGAGCTGATCGTCGCGATCGGGAGGTCATTGCAAAGGGTCAATTTTCTTCTCAGGCTGCTTTTGCCGGTAAAAACCTTCACTTCGATGTCTTCCTCATAAATTCTCATGAGTTTTGTGACATCGCCGGAATATAAATAGTGCAGATGAATGCCTTTTCCGGACTTGGAAAGTTCTGCGTAAGTCTTTGGCCACTTTGCAGCAGCCTCCAGATTGCGCTCAAACGACTTAAATCCGTCTCCTCCTTTCAAGTCAAAATCAATTACGATATGGTTCTCCGGCACCTTGACATAGTGGACCTTGTGGGTATCAAGGTCTTTGAGCTTCGTTTTAACTCCGTCCCATTTCCACTTAGGGGTCTCATCCTCTTTGGCATACTGGGCTGGACAATCGGCACAAATATCATCAAAGGCTGAGTGTTGCTCTTTAAACTCGATGACAGGGGGTGGTTCCTCTTTGGGTTCTTCAACCGGCTTTTTCTCACCGCTGCCATCAAATTTATTAAGATCAAACCCTTCGTACCATCCACGAATTGTATTGCCATCGGGATCTACATGCTTTTCCTCGAAGACAGTAAAGTAAGCCTTCAGTTCCTCTTTAAAGAGTCGCTTGTTGTAGGGGTAGGTCACTTTAGCATCGTCGCAGTAATTTTTGTACATCTCATAGGCAATTTTCAGAGTCGTGGAGTTTTCTTTCGAGAATATCAGGTACGAATCCGATACGAAGTTATAGAAGTCGTTGGAAGCCCCCATCATATTCGTTGGCACATAGTCATCGTAATAATCAGGGTCCTCCTCGTAAACTTCCTTGCAGTGCCAAGCAATTCCTCCAAGCTCAAACGGAATCTGCTTCATGGCATGGCGGTATTCTTTGCCGGAAAGTTTATCTCCAGTGGGCTCTACATCAATAAGTCGGCGCAGGATACCGGACCTTGCATCCGAGATTTTTACCGGCTTATTCGTACCCATAAATAGGAATGCTTTAAACCGATTGGCATAGGCAGATCGGAACTTTTCGTTTACGGTCATCAACTCGTGAGAGACAAGACTGTTCAGGCGAGTGTTATCCTCGATCCGAGACAAATCACCATCGTGCTGAATAGCAACCAGAGGATTTGTCTTAAAGGACTCAAGTGCGAACGAGTTTGACGGATTGCCCAGCGCCTTAGCATCGAAGACCGAGTAATATCCATCAAAAAGCTGCTGGATAATGTTGAGCACAGTCGATTTACCGCTGCCCGGTGGACCATACAGAACCATAAACTTCTGCAGATCCTTCGAGTCACCGGTAATGATCGACCCAATCGCCCACTCGATCTTGTGCCTCTCCGCCGGAGAATATAATACACTCATGAGCTTATCCCACCCAGGTGTATTCCCTTCTTCCAGCGGATAGTTCAGGCGCTTTGAGGCATAATCCGTCTTTTTCAGTTCCTGATTGGAAAATATCAATTTTTCGTCCAGCATGTGGAAGTTGTCTCGGCATTGCCGCTGGCAGAATTTGTGCCATTGGTCGATCATGCCAGATTCTGCATCCCACATGTACAGCGTTTTTACGACATTTCCTTTATCCCGAATTTCCTGGCTCACCCTGCTTAGTTCCTGATCCACAAGGTACGTCAGGTCCATCTCATCCGTACTCCACAGCCCTCGATCTTCGAGCCAAATCGCGTAAAAGTCTCCGCCCCGAATCATCAAATCTTCAGAACGGCGCTTGAGAACAAATCTGGGGCGTACCTCGGTATACCCCTTTTTGCTCACTCGGCCGATTTCGAGAAAGTCAACCATTACATTTCTTCGTCCTTATTCTCAGTATTGATTACAGTGTTGTGGACAGTATTCTGGGTATCTTTGACAAGTCCCTCAAGAATATCAATCCGCTGGCGCTGAACGTCCATCTGCTTGAGCATACCGCCAGTCACCGAAATTACCCCAAACAGGCCGAACCAAAGAGCAAGGCCCGTGAGGTTGTTCATTTTCATTTTGCGGCTGAGTTTACCAACTTTCTTTTCAAGAATATTCAATGCAGCGACTGTCATTTCGGTATTGTTATTGAAGACCGGTAAAAGATCTTCAACCGTATTGATTACAGTGCTGCCGTCGATTTTATACATGGTTATTTCTCCTTTCAAATATCAATCGTTCTCATTGAGATACCAGTTCAGCTGTGTCCAGATCTCCACCCGGCGCATGTCCATGGGCGGCTTTCGGACAAAGAAAAGACCGCCATCTCCCTGATAGGAATACTGGCGGTCCAAAAAATGCTGGATGTGCTCCTCGACATAGAGCTCATCAAAATCGTCATCACTCATGCACTCAAGGCCGAGATTATTGATCATAGCCCAGAACCAAACGCCGGTACGATTACCAGCCTCCGGATCGTCCATGATGCTCTCTTCACATCTCTGGGCTAATGCAACCATCATCTCAAGTACACTGCAGGGATGATCGTCCAAATATCTTGCGATAACATAGTCTCTGATATGTTTCTCATAGCCGAAACGGTATCGCAGGTCAATGCCGTCTGCTTCCCGGTTAGAATCCAGCGGGATCGAGTAGCGGAAGTCAATTCGGTTAAGCGTTTCCAGTAAATTACGATACCGACGCCCGCCGTCTTTGAAATCTTTCGCTACAAGACCGCACATCCAGTCGAAATAGGCGGCGTCAGTCTCGTTTTTCGTCATAAGTTCAGTTTACCTCCGGACGGTAAGGCAGTTCCCCGGCAACATCCTCGTATTTGCGCAGATCACGAGTGATCTCGTAGTAGCACTTGAGAATATCATTCTGGACATACACGATGTCTGCCTCGTACTCTCCAAAGTGATTCAGGCTGCCAAATCCGATCGTCTCCTCAACATCCCGAATGATCTCATCGTTCTCGTCTGCCAGTACATGGTCGGCGTAGTAAGTCAGGGTGATTCGGTCGTAGTGGTTATTCTCGCCAAATTGCTCCGGCGTAATCACGTGGGGATTGCCTTCTTCCTCCTCGTGATTGGCTTTGTACTTGTCCCGTGCCATCTGGCGATAAGTTTTAAGATCTTCAGCCTTCTTCTGAGCCTCGGTCTTGGGCTGTTCCTTCTTGGCAGGCTCGGCAGCTTCTTCCTTCGGCTGGGACTCGTACTTTTCCTTGTAATAGGCCTTCATCTCGGAAATATCATCCGAGGCCTGCTTTGCAAACTTATCCTTGGCATACACCCAGGTAGCCACAGCGGCGATGGCTGCAGCACCGGCCATAATGCCAAAATATAAAACCTTATTCATCATCGTCCTCCTTGATGCTCATCACAGTAACAGCCAACCCGGCAAATAGGGTTGACATACTGATAAGGATTCCGCCAACAATATGGCGCTTACGTTTTGAGTTGAGAATATAATCGAGGGTAGTCAGCAGATTGTCGAGATACTCCATTTACTTCCCCTTTCCGCCGGAAAGGACCGCAATACCTCCGGCAAAGCAAACACCGGCGATTGTAGCAAAAGTATAACCAAGAATGTCACGCATACTGATTCCTCCTCAAAATATCATGTTAGATCAGGTCCAGAATGTTGCCCTGCACGTTGAAATCCAGCCAAACACTGGGTTCGTCGCCGTTCATGAAGTCCTGGACCCACTCGTTTTCTTCATTCAGACCAAAGTCAACAAAGTTATCGCCTTCATCACCCTTGAAAACCCAGCCAACGATCTGACCTTCTTTGCAGCGAGGGATACCCAGAGAATCCAGAACGTCATTCAGGAACAGATACCCCTGGCTGCGCAGCTTATCGTTGGCGAACTGCTGACGAGACTTTAAGAACATCAGGCTGTAATCAGGATTCTTTTCCCAATTAGGATTACATTCATCGAACAGCTTGGCGTACGGGCTTCCCAGAGGATTCGTGACCTTTACAGTCTTAGAAACCTGCTTCTCGTTACCCATATCATCGGTCACAGTCTCCTGAACAACCTCTTCATGGGTGCCCATGCGCAGCTGATTGTCAACGTCCTTGCCGTACTTCTCCACCACATGGCCACGATACTCCTCAAAGGATTTAGAGACCGTGCTGAACGCGGCAGCCAGAGCTACGTTACGCTTACGCAGGATGTTGTTGGATGCCAGGATCGCAGCCACAGACAGACCCCCTACGACCAGGCTCGGGCCATACAGCTTCACGAGCTTCACACCGGTCTGAGTATAAGTGATAAAGAGGTCCTTCTGTGCATCCTCGTGAGAATAATCGGAACCCATCGGAGGATTCTCCTCCACCTGATGAATGCTGGCAATATCTTCGGAGGTCTTATCCAGGATCTCAGAGACCTTAGTGGTAGCTTTGCAGGCCATGACCGCACTCGCGACACCGCCGGCAATACCAGCGATCAGCAGCAGTTCCGGGCTGTGCTTAGAAATCTTTAGCTTAGCCACAGACAAATTGCGGCCAGCAACGGACATAATGTTAGAAAGTTTCATAATTAGTTCTCCTTTTTATTGTTACGAGCTTTTTCCAGCTCCATAATTGTAAGAATGCAGTAATTTGCCATATCGAGTAGCGTATCATCGATTGATTCATCGACCAAAGGTTTAGTGCCGAGGCCAATATTCATAAGTCGATGATACTTGTGAGAGATTTGCGTAAGAGCGGTAATGATACCTCTGTCGCCAAACTCATCCCAAGTTTCATGAAAACTATTGCCGTAATCATGATTTTTCTTCAGGAAAGTTTCCCTCATTTTTTCAGTAATATACTTGAACCGAACTTCGTCATCTGTAAATTTAGGGCCGGAATAATCGAATAGGGACATATTTCTATGCTGTTCTTTGCTCTCTCTGATCGCTTCATCGAGTTCTCTACTCTCTCTGATTGCTTTCTCGAGTTGAGCTCGATAACATGGTTCCGTTTCCAAAAATATCATTCCTTTCAAATAGGTTTGGCTTTGGGCAGCTTCAGGGTATAGCCCTCTCGTACTCGGACAACACTCGAATCTGCCAGATTGTCCCAGCCATAGCGGTTGACCATGTAGTTCGTGGTCGTGATGCCTGCCGAATCGTAAAGGTCGCCAACCGTCACAATATTGTACTGGTCCAAAATATCAATCAGATTGTCTAGCACCTGCTCACCCTGAATACGACTGTCAAAGATAATGTCATCGTAATCAAAGGCATTCCTGGGGCGGCCAGTATCCTTTCGAGGTTCCGGACGATTGTTGCCAGAATAATAGCCGGAATACGAGATTCTGGAACTACTCGAATAACTCGGCCTTCTGGACTCACCATAGAGGAAAGTATCCACCGTATCATGGATAATATCCTTGATAGCTGGCACGATTCTCTCCCAGAAGATATACTCCTTAACGCTGGTAACATCCTCCGGCAGGAAAATATCAGCCAGTTTCCGGGCATTGGTCTTCTTCTTGGTCTTGGCCGTGCCTTCAATCACCTTCTGGGTCTTGGGCTTTTCTTTCACTTGCCCATTTTTAAATGCGTGGCTGTTATTGGGCATATCGTATTCTGCCATCAGCTAACTCCTTTCAGAAAATCCATTTCGGATGTAAAATGACCCTCGAGAATCACTTTCGTCTCCCGAGGGTAGTTATTCTGTTTCTTCCACTGGTAATTCAGGTTCGATTTCGCCTTTGCCATACTCGGTGCAAAGGTCTCCCCTTTCCAGTTCCGGTCAAGCATAGTCCCAAACTGGTCCACAACATGACCTTTGAAAATATAACGCATCACATAAATCACTCACCATTCTTAGGGGCCCCGAACATTTTATTCAGAATCATCTTAGTACCTCGCTCACTGAACTCACTCGAGGCTGCCTTTACTCCTGCATCCACAGAGGCCTGAACCGCCGTATACAGGGTTTCATTCTTCTTAAGCATCTTGTACATCTGCCAGCCAGCAAAACCAGCCAACGTACCGGCACCAACGACCGCGCCAGACATGAACACAAACAAATTCTTACCGAAACTCATAATTTAGTCCTCCTCAAAATGTGAAGCTTTAATAATGCCGCCGTGCTTTTGGATCAATTCTTCAGCAAGATCGATTGGAACAAATCCGTAAACAGTATCGGTAGGCATTCCAGGATCTTCAGCATATTCAATAATTGCATCGTCAGGCTCGTTAGGAAAACCAAGTTCTACTTCAGTATATTCGCTTGCACCGTCGACTCTAGGATTTGAATAATGATACGCGGAAGCTTGGATTGAAATTTCATAGCCATCATTGCATAGTGCCCAGGGCCTAATTTTAGTATTCGTCATGTTCCACGAAACCTTAAGCCATTCTTGTACAGTCATTGCTTTTTCTCCTTTCAAAGCAAAAACAAAAAAGCTAAGACCCTGTGTTTCCACAGAGCCTTAGCTCGAACAATTCCTTAAATTTCTTAAGGTCTTTCACAGATTACTCTTCAGATTCGTCCTCCTGGACTTCCTCTGCTTCGGCCTCCACTGCCTCACCTTTGGAATGCCCGAACTTGGCTTTCAGACTTGCGATGCCGTTGCTCACGTGCGGGATGACATGCTTCTTTGCGAAGGTCACACCTCCGTAAATAGCTGCCACACCGCCAGCGATCAACAACGCTGCAGGCATAAAGCTGCTCGACTCTTCCTCATTGGTTTCGGTTTCAGTGATGGGTTCCTCCACATCGGTCATAGCCTCAGTAGTCTCGTTCATCATAATTTCCTCGTTTTCCATGATAAAGTCTCCTTTAATAAAATATAATTTTTGGAATCTTGTTCCATATAAGGACTTGCAAATTTCGCGTGAGATTAAAACGCATCGTAATTGTAGATAGGGCCATACTTAAAGGCCACAACCATGCAAGGAGTCTGGGCCTCATCTTTGGTCAGCTGGGCACTCAGATCCAACTGTACAGTCGAATGATGGTCATTGATACTCCAACCAAGGTCATCACCCAGCATTCCATCCGGCAGGCCAATCAAATCATAATACTGGTTGAGCGAGACATAACCATCCTGAACCAGCTCCATATTGAGTTCATTGAGAGCACTCTTGAGCTTTTCAATACTCGACTTAAAATATCTTCCACAGATCGCGTCATAACAGAGGGTATCACCATTGCCAGTCTCAAGCACAGTCGAGGTATTTACAGGATTCTTGGTAATTTTCTCCTCGGCCACAGCATTGCGGATCTTTTCTTCCTTCTTCTCACCAACTTCCTCAAGTGTCTTCTCTCTATACTCCCTGAAATTAGTCTCAGAAAGCGCATAAGCCGCTGCCAGTGCTGCATTCTTCCGCAGATTCATCGAGTTAGCCCCGATCAGGCAGGCAGCACCCAACACACCGGTAATAAACGCCGGAGCATAACAGCGCCAGCAAGTCTGCACGATTTCGAGTTTGGTCAACGGCACCCAATTCTGGAATCCATCAACAAAGGCACCTTCCTTTTCATCGTAGTAATGCAATTTTTGATTTTTAAACGTCCCGGCCTTCTTGTTTTTCTCAACCTCGGCCTTTTCTTTCAAAGCCAAAGCCTTCGGGGTAGCTTTCACCGCCCAATAAGTCGAGCTGGCCATCGCTGTAATGCCGGTCATGGTTAGGATTGTAGGCGCGTTTTTGGCCATTCCGACCTTACAGGCATGGACAAACGGCTTTACATTGATTCGCGGATACTTGATTTTCATTGGAGTTCTCCCTTCATAATTTTCATTTTCTACGCAGCCAGTTCATAGCGGCTTTTATCCCATGAAATTCTTCCGTCCATGCTTCTCCAGTGCTATTGTCGCAGGCAATTAGCACTGGGCCATTTGCACCACATTCCAACGACAGATAGAGGCCAATATGAATGCGCGGATTGTCAATTACATTAGACATTCCGAAATGATCTAAAATGTTTATCGGCTCTTCTTTGACAGTCTCTTGCTCTTTGTTTTCATGAAAGTTCTCGCTGTCCAAGTCGCATACAACATCGCGGCGGTTTTGATTGCCTATAAGAATAGTGATACCGGTATGGTCGTCATCAGAAACAACGATTTCGTTGGAAATAAAAGCCGGAGACCCTTGCAGCGATTCACAGATCCGATAACAAAGGTCGTCTTTTTCTTCTCTGGATTTACAGTTGACATTTAAAGTAAGCACAATAAGTAATCTCCTTTCATAAACGGTTCCTTAATCTTAAACAGGAATACTTTTTCTAAGTGAAAACACATAAGCAAGTTTAGGGTCTAAATCAAAAACATGATCCGTACGGAAAATTTCTTCTGAATTGTTGCATAAAACTTTTTTTGCTTTTTCACTTGCTTCCTTTTTAGAGTTGGCGGCCACAATTACCTCTTCTCCATAAATACTGGCACCGTCATCCATAACGCCTACAACTTTATACCAATTCATCGGAACTCCCCCTTTCATAAATATAAACCTGCTACTTCCTCAACCATGGCTCTACCAACACTAAATACAAGATCCGGTGGTGGATATTGCCATGCTTTGATTTCATTCTTCTCATCGTACATCTCGCAGCACTCTGCTATGCCGGTATCGAAGATCCAGTAAAGTTCTTCCAAAATATCAATCATAGATTTGTGCTCGTTCACCTTCTGGGTCATGTACTCACGAATCTGGTTCAAGGCCCAGCGGCAGGTGCTTTGATACTGAAATTCGTATTCCGGCCAATCCTTACTCGGCAGGAAGTAATGTTCGTTTTCAAACTTGTCCAAGATCTCGAAATCCTGAGTTCTCGGCATCTTATTTCTCCTTTCCAGAAAAAACAAAACCAAAAGGGGCTTTTACACCCCTCTGGCTACCAGGTCATCAATTGCACCACACATGCACCACATGAATATGCTAAACACAATGAGACAAAGTGCGACCTTGAATATAATTTCTTGGATTCCTCCTTTCCTCTCAAAGTAGCTTTCTGCACATTCTAATAAGTAATAAAGTGTGATCATTTTTTATACACCTCCATATAAGGATGTGCAATTTTAGCGCATAAAAGAAAAGACCCCGTGTTTCCACGGAGCCGTTTCTCGATCAGATGAAGACCTTAGTCCTCTTTCTTAGACTTTTCATCAGTCTCTTCTTTCCATTCTTTCATGGTTGCCCATTGACCAATTGCCGAGCCAACGCCAACTACGATAATAGAAACAAGACTAATGACCTTAGTCATAGTGAATTTAGGCATCATTTGTCTTCCCTCCTTTCCATATTAGCCGGTGAAATTTCTGCGAAGTTGTATTTGCAGACTCTCGTATCTTTGCATTCCTTGCGGTACTTCAAGCACTCATACCCTTCGCGGTACATAGTTTTGCCTTCAAACATCCAGGCATAGGTAACTCTCATGGCGCATGGGCACATTTAAAACATCTCCTTGTATTTTATTTTTGGCATAACTTTATAATCCATAACCACCAAAGGTCGGCCGTTATCATCCAGCTGGGCTGAGAACCACAGATCGATCATGTTAGAAGCATCAAATCCTAATGAATCGCCAGGTTTGATTTCATCCAGGCCGATTTCCATATAGAACTCATTCAGGCTCTTCCAATCGCCGCTAACCGCCATATCGCAGTTAAGATCACCGGCAATCTGCTTGATCTTACCAATATTGCACGGCCATTTTCGTCCGCTAAAGGTATCGTAGACCCAAACATTGCCGTCACCAAGCGCTGCAGACTCGTCCATCTGAATTTTCTCCATACGGTCCTTTGCCACAGCATTCTTGATTGTTTCATTTTTCTCCGGTCCGACTTGCTCAATAACCTTCTGCTCGTACTCCTTGAGTGCCGTAGAACTTACAGAATATAAAGAGGAAAGCGCGGCATTACGCTGGAGGTTGATCTTATTGGCCCCAATCGCGCAGGCCACAGTCAACGCGGCCATACTCACGGTTGGCACATAGCACTTCCAGCAAACCTTTACGACCTCAGCGGGCTTTAAATGGTCGTCCAGCCCTTCTTTACAACGACGTACTTTTTCTTCTTCGATGAGCGGAAGCGCCTTGGTGGTAGCTCGTACAGCCATTCCAACACTCGTGAGCACTCCTGCTGCAACCAGTCCCGTAAGAATAGTAGGTGAACAATCTTCCATAAACTTGAGTCCATTCTTTGCCATCTCCTTCACAATTTTTCGGTTGAGTTTCAGATTCATTTTAGGTTCTCCTTTCAAATATAAAAAAACAAAAAAGAAATAGACCAAGGTTCGAACTTGGTTCTCCCGAAATACCGGGCGCTTTACTCATAAGCTATCTATTTCCATATAAGGACCTGCAAAATTCGCGAAGGTAAAAGAAAAAGCTAAGACCCCGTGTTTCCACAGAGCCTTAGCTCGGATACCTCCTTTCAATCCTCGTAGGTCTCTACGTCAGGTTCTTTCTTGAACTTTGCCTTGATCTTCTCAGGGATATCATATACACTCAGCAGGAATGGGCCTACGATAGCACCATAAATGCCAACGCAGATACCAACCAGTTTCATGTAATCGCCCCAAGTGATAGGCTTGTTCCAGATTTTCTTAAACATAGTAAATACCTCCAAATTTTAAATTGGTTTTTCTCCATATAAGAACTTGCAAAATTCGCGAAGGTAAAAGAAAAGACCCTATGCTTCCATAGGGCCGTTTCCGGTCAATCCTTATTTTCAGTCTTTTTCTTCCACGGCGCAAATGTCTTGCACATGACCATGTACTTCAGGTCAGTAACTCCATCAGAATCGGCCGTGTAAAACCGAAGGATCGAAGGGGAATAATCACTCATCGGATCAGTGATAAGTTCGACATTGATAATGCCTACAATACCCTTGACCCGGTTGATTTCCTCTCGGTCAACCTCGTAATAACGACCGTCTGCCACTACATTAACCCGACGATTAGTCTTGTCAAATACATACCGCATAGTAAAATACCTCCAGTAATTTATTGGATTTTCTCCATATTACCAAATGATTTTTTCGCGTAGCAAAAAGAAAAGGCAAAAGCCCATGTTTCCATAGGCCTTGCCTTTGGTTCAATCACCGTGTCTTCCAAAAATGCAATCCACGATTCGTCCGATCATGCCCAGTACAAACTTGGCTCCGTTGACGAATGCAGCGCCAACTACAAGTAAGCCGAGAGCAAAAATCAACAAAATCACGTAAAATTCCATTTCAGAATCCTCCTTTAGTTTAATTTGTTCCATATAAGGAGGTGCATTTTTCGCGCAAAAAGAAAGACCCCGTGTTTCCACGGAGCCGTTTCTTTCAGAAAGCTTTTAACATGAAGATAATCACGACAATCGCGCAGGCTATAATCGCAATTACATACGCAATATTTTTAGCATATTCTTCGTCCTTCATATTGCGTAAGAATTCGAGTAGCACTTCTTTCATCCATGCACCTCCCTTCAAAAGTTATCCATATTATACCATGAAAAATATGCGGTGGCAAAAATAAAAGGGCCTATGTTTCCATAAACCCTAATATCGATCAGAAAGCAGTTACAGTAACATTTCTAAAACTCATTTTTGCTGTAAGTTTAAGTGCCTCGATAACGGTTGCCTTTACAATGTAAACTGTTTGTCCATCCAAGCCCTCGTAGGCTCTCGGACTATAGTCCTGCAAAGTGTTCATATCCAAGTTATTGCCATAAACCGCATAAAGTTTTTTCATAGTAATTCCTCCTATTATGTGCTTTCCTTTCATAATAGGATTTGTGAATTACGCGCACCTACAATGTTTTTCTGTCAATAACAGTCTCCCAGCGCTCTCTTTTCAGCGGTTTGAGCCGTAATCGCCACATTATCTGCCGTACTGTAACGGTAGGATAAAGCCCCTCGGAGCCTTCGGTAGCATACAAATTAAAGAACTCCCTGAATCCTGGACTTAGATACAAAATATCATTGAGCCATGGGTCGATCTCAGTCCAGTAGGTCGATTTAGTATCTGCATCAAATCGTTGCTGTACTATTGCTATCCCTTTATTACCAATTTGATATAAAGTACATCTATTATATAAGGGATGGTCACACTCATAGGTTCGGCCAAACATATGGGTTGTAATTTCTGGTTTCTCAATAAAATATCTCATAGGCAAAATAAAAGACCCCCTGCCGGTTTGGCGAGGAGGTCTGCGGAATCAGCCAAACCGTACGACCATTCGATCGCTGCTGGCTTCATAATAAAGACTTAGTTCTGTTCCTTCGTCATTCACAATTGTGATATTGTCTCCGCCATCGAAATCGACTTTTGAGAATCCAGCTTCTTTGCATGTATTGACGTATGTCTCAAAATCATCGAGGGAAACGTTATACACATAAACAAAGCCATAATTTTCATCGTCGGAACTTACCAGTGTTGGGAACCCTTCGGGCTGAGGGATGGACAGACCAATATCACTCGTCATCCACTCGTAGGCATTTTTGTACGGAGATACCGAGGTGAACGTCTGGGAATAAAAATCGTAGGTTGTCTGGTAATATTTCTCACCATCAAGGAATATTAGTTTTACCTGCCCATAATCCGCAAGGGTGCAATATGTTTCGTCTGTGAAGCAATCAAGAAAAAATGTAAAAGGACTTGGCTTGGAGCTTTCACCGATGTCTGTATAGCATTCCGTATTTGACTGAAAATATGCCCAATCCATTTGATCATCGTCAATTTCATGTTCTTCCTGGAGCTTTGATAGCAGTTCGTTATCTTCATCTGTTAAGTCGTCTTTAAGCTCGAAATAAAACTGGGCACTCAAAATCGGATGATTTGTATTGTTTGTGTAAGTCAGCATCAAACTTTTTTCGCCATAATCTGTGATGCCACGAGAAATCTCGTAATCGATAGAGCCTTCCATTTCTGCTGAGTGCGTTTCTTTAGCATCATCTGTGTCTTTGGTATCTGTAAAAGCTGATCCCGGAGTTGTCGGCGAGGAGGATTTAGAGCTCGCAACCGCACTCTGACTTCCGCCGCATCCGGCCAATCCAAATGCCATAACTGCAGCTAGTCCAATAGCCATTAACTTTTTCATAGTTTTCTCCTTTCTAATTGCAGGGATTTATTGCATTTTACCACACCCGCCAATAAAAATAAAGAGCCCATGTTTCCATAAGCTCTTTTTCGAACCTCATTTCTTCAAGAATTTCGTACAACTGCGGATCGTGTCCTTAACGAACTGTGAGCCGATCGTACCGGTTTCCTCGAACTTAAGTCCGCCTACGATGAGAATACCATACATGCCTACCTGGCTCACAAATTTTGCCACGTCCACCGCTGTATTCACAATAAGAGCGATTCTCTTTTCGTGAAGATCGGCCTGCGCCTGGAACATCTGATCCTGATGTTCAGATGTCTTTTGGCGGGCTTCAACCTCATTTTTCGTTTCATCGATCCTGAGCTTGTACAGCGTGTCCAGCTCCTTCACGGCCTGAGCACGTTCCTCTCCTTTCAGTGTCTCCAAATTTCCGAGGGTCTCCTCGATACGTTTGTTCAACATTTCGCTGTTTTGATCTGCCATTTTAACAATCTCCTTTCAAAGTAATAAATGGTTCCATAATAGCCCCAGTTATTTTCGCGGAATAAAATCCTCGTGCTTTACTTTTAAAATTACAACGTCCATTTCCGCGAAATCCCGAAATCCAGGATCTACCTCCATAAAAACCAAAGGACCGTCCTCGTCCGAACGATCCACTCGCAGGCTGCCGATTGTTTTGTCATGCAGGAATTTTTCCTTGATATAGAATCCTCCGGCAGCAAAGCCCACACAATAAATAATCAGCCCAATCAGGATATAAAACCAATCCATGTAAATTCTCCTTTAAACAGTTTTCTCAAATTTTCATCCCGGGGAATTTTACGATATGAAAATACCACTTCCTTTCGTAACCTGCGTCCTGGAAAATATAAAAGAAAAGACCCCGTGTTTCCACGGAGCCTACTCCTTTCAAGATACTTTACTCAGATACACAAATTCGCCTCTTTTAAACGACTTGATCGGGTATCCGGATCTTCTAATTGCTACACTGATGCAGGATGCTGCTACAGTAGAAGATTTATACCCATCGACGTCCAGTCTCACGACCTTAGCCTCCATAGCCATAAACTCCTTGAGCATCCCCTGCAAATCGCCATAGTGACCATTCTTTCCAGGTACTTTCTCAACAGGTGTCATTTTCATAAATGGTTCCTCCTTAAAAATATCAGAGTATTTTGCACTCTTTTCATATAAGAATCTGAGATTTTCGCGGATGTAAAAAGAAAGACTCTATGGTAACATAGAGTCTTTAATAAGATTACACCTCTTTTAGATAAAATTCGATTGTTGCCTTTCGATTCGCTTTCAAATAACCAGTAAAACTAATCTCTGTTGGGTCTACATAGAAATTCAGTATCTTGCTTGCATCAGTTTTGTTAAGTTCCTTTACAACCAGCCGATTATACCCATCAGCAATAAACTGATTGTAGTCAACCAAATCCCACCAATCTTTACCTTTATTATCTTCAAAATAATTCGGGTAAAGGTGATGGAACTCGGCGTTCAATTTTTCAGTTATTCCTGAATTGCATTTATCAGCATAAATATTGTAAACTCGCATCAACTCATGTTGCATAGCTTCTTTGATACCGGGAATAAGTCCATACATTCCCAACTCACCAAATTTAAAGACTAAATTATAAGTTTCGTTCATTTTCAAATTCTCCTTTACTTTTTATGAGAGTTTATCTCATAAAAGGACCTGAAAAATCAGCGGAGAAAACAAAGAGGGCATGTTTCAGCCCTCAGATTTAGAGTTTACAATATTTGCACCTGCGTAAGTAATTTCATTCCAATTAGTTTGGATTCCGCCGTCGATACTTAAATTGGGCTTACCATCTAATGTCTTTACCCAAATTCTATTATCGATTATCCAATCAACATAGCATCGGATACCTTCATTTCCCCGGCATCTGCCATTAAGTTCCACGACATCTCCAATTTTAAGATTTTTAAATTGCTTTTTAGTCATGCAATATCACCTCCATAATACCCCATGCGAAATCTGCGGAGAAAAATAGGACGCCATGTTTCAGACGTCCTACCTTGTCAGCTCATTACTGATTCAACAGGCTTTCTATAATAATGCCTCCGATACTTTTCTCTCTTATCAATAGATTCGTCGAGCATAGCCATCTCATATCGCTCCGAAACTCTGTAGTTCCTAAAGTCATCGTCCTTGTGCCGTGCACGAATACGATGGGCCTCAAGAAATTCAGATCTCCCTTTCATTCTTTTGATAGTCTTCTCATTTCCTTTGACATACTTGAAAATATCAGTATACATTTTGATACACCTCCATAATACCCCATGTCATTTTCGCGCGTGGCTTAAATGCCAAAAGAATTTATGGTAACGATCATAGTATGTATCTTTGGAGCATGGCATGTCTAACCTAGATTTGAGATAGGTGTAACCTAGGTTAGAAGTCACTGCCTTGAAAATATAACGGGCAAGCTCCGGGTCAGCCTTCTCGCAACACTCCTCAACTAAAACCATATTCTGAGAGCACTCAATTTTTCGCTCAGCACAAAGGGCTGTTCTGTCCTCTATCCTGTTCGTAGCAGACAATTTCTCACTCTGCTCAAACTCGTGAGCCATCGGGTCAACTGCCAGATATTCACGCTTCCAGTCAGGATACTGTAAACAGAAATGCTTGAGTTCGTAGTAACGTTCTGGTGGTATCCAGTAGCGATTCTTCTTTGATAGCTTCGACCGTATCTTAGTTGCCATGCTTTGCTCCTTTCCAGACGTAGCCAGTCTCCTCATAAAGTTTCTTCGGAGAAATATAATAATTTATACGTCCGTACTTAGAGTCCATGTCCTTGATCGATGTAATCTCCTTTCCGTTTCTCGTAGCGGTTCCGATAGGCAGCCATCCTTCAATGATTCCTGCCCGCACCCAGTTGGCATCTTTTCCGTAAATTTCGGCCACCTTCACAACAGGCACCGAGCCAATGCCAAATTCCATAATTTTCCAGCTCCTTCCAACTGCTATTTTAGCTTAGCTAGTACGATGTATTCTGTCGTACCACGCTTTTGCAGTTAGTAAGTTAGCATAGAAACTTGTAACCCCCGTCCTGAACTTACAGAATTTGATAGCCAGACACAAGATGTAGGAGTTGATTATTCCTACATAATATGCTAAAATATCTCCACTGGAGGTGATTTAATGCTCATAAGCTGTCCCGAATGTGAGCTGCAGGTCAGCGATAAGGCTCTCTCCTGCCCTCACTGTGGCTATCCCCTAAAGCCTGAGGCCACAAAACCCCGTAAACCTCGTACAAACAAAAGAAAGCGCCTGCCAAACGGATTCGGCCAAATATCCGAACTCAAAGGACAATCATTGAGAAAACCCTTCCGGGCCATGGTGACTGTTAGTAAAACTCCGGAAGGCAGACCGATTTGCAAGCTGTTGAAGCCGGTGTCTTACTTTGCAACTTATAATGAAGCTTATACGGCGTTGATGGAATATAATAGAAGCCCGTTTGATTTTGACACAAACACTACCGTCGCTGAACTATACAATATTTGGAGTGTCGAATACTATACGTCCCTAAAAGACCCAGCGGCATATCGTGCTGCCTGGAGATATTGTGAGTCAATCCATGATATGAAGTTATATCAGGTGAAACCGTCTCATGTAAAATATTGTATCGAAGAAGCGATGATAACCGAGCAAGATGGTACCCATACAGCTTCCGCCAATACCAAAGTGAAGATCAGAGGTCTTCTAAAAAGACTATTTGATAGAGCTCTGGAATTGAATCTTGTAACAGTAAGCCCGGTAGAGCCTGTTAAGGTCAAACAGAATCCACAGGCCAAGACATCACATAAAGCGTTTAGCGATGAAGAAATGGCAATATTGTGGGATGAATATAAGAAAGTAAAGTATTCCGACATGATTCTAATTCAGTGCTATAGCGGCTGGCGTCCTAGAGAACTCGTAGGGTTGAAGATGTCCGATGTCGATATGAAGCAAAAGTCAATGACAGGAGGAATGAAAACCGCTTACGGAGAAAATCGTACAGTCCCAATTCATCCAAAAATATATAAGTTAGTAAAAGCCTACTATGACAGTGCAAAAGAAGCAGGCAGCGACTATCTTTTTAACCGAATAAAGCGAGCTCCTACAGGTGAAATCGAGTACATGCCAATGACATATAAAAGTTTGCAGGTAGCCTACGACAAGGCAATCAGTAAGATGGGGCTGGACGAAAACCATCGCCCACATGATGGTCGTAAAAAGTTTATAACGATGGCCAAAAAATATAAACTCGATGAGTACGCCATCAAAAGACTTGCAGGCCACTCGATTGCTGATTTGACAGAAAGAGTGTATACCGAACGCGATTTTGAATGGCTCAAAGAAGAAATAGAAAAAATAAAATAGAATGTTAAAGTGGCGTAACTAAGTGTATGAGTAGTGTAGGAATAACCTCTCTTTACATACACTTAGTTACGCTTTACTGCCTTAACATTCTACGAATTACCGTTAATTACTACGAAATACTGCAACCGTCACTTTTTCAAAACGGCATTGATGTGTCCCGCTATCAGGGCAGCATCAACTGGACCCAGGTGGCCGCCGCGGGTAAGCAGTTCGCCATCGTGCGGGTGGGGTCCAGCAACAGCGGCGGCTTGTACGTAGATCCGTACTTTTTGCAGAATGTCACCGGCGCCCACAGTGCCGGGCTGCGGGTGGGCGCCTACTACTACACCTATGCCCGCACCCGCGCTGCCGTTGCCAGCGAATTGACTGCCTTTTTAAATATGCTGGAGGGCATCAAGCTGGAGTACCCGGTGTTCGTGGATGTGGAGGACGCAAGCCTTACCAGCCTGGGCCGCGCTGAGCTGACCAGCCTGGTGCAGTACGCTATGGATATTTTGTATCAGCGCAAATGGTATGCCGGGTGGTACAGTTACACAAACTACATCAACAGCTATTTGAACGCGGGCGCACTGGTTGATTACCCGCTGTGGGTGGCGGACTACCGCGCCACGCTGGGTTACACCGGTGCCTACACGATGTGGCAGTACAGCGGCAGCGGCACGGTGAGCGGCATCAGCGGCGCGTGCGATCTAAATCGCAGCTACAAGGATTTTTTGCCTGAAATACAGGCTGGCGGCTACAACAAC